GAAAAAGAATCTAAGAAAGCAGTTGAATCTGAAAAAGAATCTAAGAAAGCAGTTGAATCTGAAAAAGAATCTAAGAAAGCAGTTGAATCTGAAAAAGAATCTAAGAAAGCAGTTGAATCTGAAAAAGAATCTAAGAAAGCAGTTGAATCTGAAAAAGAATCTAAGAAAGCAGTTGAATCTGAAAAAGGAACTAAAAAAGCAGTTAAATTAAATAAAGGTGAAATCAAAATAATAAAAAAAGTCGAACAAAAACCGATTAATAAAGTATCAATTAAAGAGCAAATTGATCATACTAATATATATGCTAAAAATGTCGAAGATGTTATTAGTGATATGTTAAATAGTAAAGATGATGAAATAGATGATAAAAGCGATAATGATGAAAGTCAAAAAGATGAGGATGAAGAAGAAGAGTTACTTGACGAAGACGAAGATTATTAATTAATATAAATTTTACTATTTATAAATTTTATACTAAAATAGTATAAAATTTTTTTAATCTAAAAATTTATTTTATTTTTGTAAATGGACGATAAACAAATAATTAAAAATTTAAAAACACTTCAAAATAAAGTTAATGAAATAAATATTAAAATAAAAACATCTCCATATGAAAAAGAATCACAAGGAAATGATAATAATATAAAATATGATATTTCTGGTTCATCTATAAATTATTTAATATATATATCACCTTTAATATTATATGTTATTTTATTATATATAATTCAACCAGAATTTATTAAAGAAGAACAAAAAATAGATAAGTTTTTATCAAATAAAGTTTTATCTTATCCTTTGTTGTGTATGTACGCATTAATATTTACATGTATAACAGATATCATTATATTAATAGTTTCATTAATAATAAAAGGAAAAATTATATAAAATAAGTTGATATTTTATAGAAAAATAGAAATTACATTTTCTTAGAACGAGATTTAGAACGTCTACGGGATTTAGAACGAACTTTAGAACGCTTACGGGACATAGAACGAACTTTAGAACGCTTACGAGATCTAGAACGAGGAGAACGTCCACGAGAACGGAATAGTTTCTTCATTTTTGAAACATCATCAACCTTAATGAATTTAGTAAGATTTGTCTTACATTTTTTACAGTTACCTCTTAATGCTGGCTTTCCATTGCGTAAAGTTGCAACATGGATATCCTTTGCGGGTAAAGTAACTTTATGTCGACAAGAAACACAATAAAATTCATTTGATTTCATTTTTTTATTTAAAGAAATAAAAAAAATAAAAATTATTTAAATTAATTTAGAAAACTGGATAAGATGCCATCAATGTAACACCACACATTCCTGCTTTATCTGATACGTCTTTTTGAATTCTAACGTATCCTTGTTCACCCCATGATGAACCCCATGAATTCTTAATTTTCCAAAATTTCTTTCCAGATTTAGTATCCTTACCAAATCCTACAAGTAATACACCATGATCAAGATTCTTACCGCAACTACTTGTAATTACACCAGATGAATAGAATTGAAATGATGATTGATCTGCTTCAATAGCTACACTAACTGGTTGCAAAAATAATGCTTGTAACAACGCTGTTTCATTATTAGGCATTACATCTACATAAGATGTAGGCTTTAGAATTGGCGTACAAGTGGTTGAACATTGACCATCAACTGCTTTATATTGATAACTATCTTCTGAACATAAACCATTATCTATGGCATATTTGAATCCATTATCCATAAGACCTCCTGAACATCCTTGATCACCGTAAGAACTAGAACAATCAACTAATTGTTGTTCAGATAATGATACCAACTTTTTATTTTTAATAGCATATGCACTTTCTAGAGAACCAGTCGTTGAAAAAGCCCAACATGAACCACACTGACCTTGGTCTTTTACTGGTGTTACCACGCCTTTTGTAGTCCAATCTAGTGATTTAGGTGAATCAATAATATTTGTTGACAAAATACGTTTACTTGTTTCTGTATTAATAGTAATAAAGTTATTCAAACCAAGATAATTAGACTTAAATTCTGAAGTAGTTATATCTGTAAATTGATTAATTTCCATTTTCCAATCATCATTATTTAAATTATGTCTTTCAATATAATCTACATTATTTCTAAATATATTAAATCTATATTCATAATCATCATCTGATACATAGTTCTTATTAAATTTATTAATAAAATCAGAGAATTTATCCTGATAATAAGAAAATTTACAATCTAAATCGTTACATGTCGATGATACAAATGCCAACGCAAAAGAATTAATGAGAAGATAAAAGAATTTCATTGTTTTTATTAAATAAATTATTTATTTAAATTACAATTTAATATTATTTAAAAAAAATTATTTTTTAACTTTTTAATTATCCAAAATAGAATAATTACAAATAATGTTTTGATAAAAAGTTTCATACCTTCTCCAGTTTGTCCAGAAATAAATACATCTATACATGGTAATGAAAATATAAAAAATATAACCCCAACAATAATAGGATCAATAATTTCTAGAAATCCAGAAGATTCATTTTCTTTTACGATATTATCCGCAAATAACATATTACTTATTTGTAAGTCAGATTCTGACGGTGGATATTCATCAGATGGAAGTTCTTTGATAATATCATAATATTTATTCATTTTACAAAAATAATTTGATATTTTTAAGTTATATTTAAGAAATTGAATAATATATTAAAAATATAATATAATGACTTTATCAATCTCAAAATTAGAAAATATGCTCGCATCTAAAGGCTTTATTGCTAAAACATTTTACACTCTTGATGGATTTTGCATATATATCGAAGTTTATTCAATTCATAATGCTGATTCATTCATGTTATATATATCTGGTCGTTATGAACTTACTGTGAAAAACAGAGAAAATATATATGAAATGCAATATATGGAAGTTAATAATGAAGAGGGTATTGTTGCTAATTATGCTGCTGAACCTGATAAAGTAGAAGTTGAAGAATTCTATAATGAATTGAATGTTGATTTATCACATGATAAAGTAGATGATTTAGAAAAACAATTAAGAGATAATTATGATAAAGAACTTACTCTAAAAGACTTAAGTAAAGATGATCGAGATAATATCAAAGATATATTTAGACAATTAGGTCGTTTTATGTACTGTGTTAAGAATATAAAATATAAATTATCAATTTTTTATAAAAATTATCTTTGTTCAATCACAAAAGATGATGAATTAGATTGTTTTCTTATTAAACATTACCCTTCTAAAAATTTTAGAAAATTATATATTTATATTGATTTAAAAACATTATATACAAAACTCGATAGTGATATAACAACTGATATTAAATCAATTAAAGATGGAGTATATCGTTTATTGAATCAAAATCAATTGAAACATACTAAAGTTTTAAATGAAATGTTAGAACAACGAGCTGATATAATTAATTATTCTGCTAATATTGAATTAAAAAAAGAATCTTATTTAGAATCTATTAAACAATTTGAAGAACTATTAAAAGTTTTAGTTGAAAATGAAAAAGAATTATATGAAAAAATTGGTGGAATGAGAAAAAAGAATTCTGAATACGGTCTTAGAGGACTTCATGAAGATATTGAACGTTCTCATATTATTTCTAAATATGAAGATGAATTACAAAATGTTATTCGTGTAAAAAAAGAAATTATTGATAATATCATGCCTACTAGAGAAAAATATGATAATGTAACATTAGTAATGGATAAAATCTTATTTGATAATTCTATTATGATTCATGAAATTAGTAAAAATTTCTCTAAACTGTCTGATATTCTTAATAAGTAAATTTTTTAAACTAATTAAAAGTTTAAAAAAAATATTTTAATTAATTATATTTTCTATCCAATCATCTACCAATTTATCAAATGTTTGATTCATACCCCATTCATATGCTTTGTCGATAAAATGTTGTTTTAATATTGGTCTATCTAACACAAAATACAATTTTTCTAGCAATTCATCTGTGTTATCTCTAAATGGATATTCACATAATATTCCTTTACCTTGGACGATTTCAGTTAATGCCGCTAATTTTACCGTAACAACTATACATTTAGAACACATTGCCTCTAAAACCGTTATACAGTAAGTTTCCTTAAAATCTGTTGGATAAAAAAATATATCTGATTTCATAAACTCTATTGCTAATTGTTCTTGTGAAACTCGTCCATTTACATTTACATAATCCAATTCTTCTATTTTCCTTAATGTATCATATTCAATATTTTCTCTCTTTACAAAAACCTCCAAAGTTGTTAATGGATACCTTTCTTTAATTTTTGGAATTAAATTTATTAAATTTGTTAATCCACGAGAAGGATCAGATGTATATATAAATCTATATGGTATTTTTTCAACATTTTTATTTAAAAAACGTCTTTGATTTATTGCATTTCTAGAAACCAAAATTCGATCATCCGGTATATTTAATTTTGTTACAATATTATCCTTCTGCCAATTCGAAATCGCAATTATATTCTTAAATTTTTCTTTATGTATTTGAAAACATTTAGATTCATCTGTTACAGGTAATATATCATGAACCCAAAGATACACTGACTTTACATTATTATAATACACTAAATTGGACGTGTATCTACTTATTATTAGTATATCAATTACATATTTTAATGCAAATTGTGAAAAATATTTATAATCTATATACTCTATACCATTATGAATACATTGATTATCTATATTTAATATTGGCTCTTCAAATGATCCAATTATAAATACTCTATATCCTTTTTTATGAAATTCTTGTGCTAAATTCATAGCCATGTATTCAGAACCTGATATACGTGAATCTCCTCGCGGATCCCAATTTTTAAATATTGATTGCTCACCTCCAGTATGAAATACTATCGTTTTATCATTACTTAATTTTATTGATGAATTTACTGAACTATCACATATAGAATACTTAATATTTAATAATGGCTGATTATTTGGATAAATACCTAACATTTTCTTAAGAAATGGTATCGCATAATTTATTTCTCCTGTTTCCATTTTAATTTCAATAAACAAATATGGTATTAGATAATCATATATTTCGGATTCTAATAAAGTATGATATAATTTTGGTTTCTTAGCACCTATAATTCTACTTATAATTTGGTTCGCTATATCAAGTTCTCCTTCGTCCTTATAAATTACAGCCAATTTATATTCTATCTCTTTTCTATTTTTATATTTATCGCCAATTAATAAATATGATTCTTTCATTTGTTCTACATTATTGTTTAACATAAATTCACAAGATATACTATCATAATATGAAGAAAAATAATATTCACTATCTATATTTTTAATTTTTTTTAATTTATTAAAATATGTTAAAGCATCATCATATCTTTCTAAATTATAATATGTCTTACCTAAATAATATATAATTCGCGGATCTTTTGCATTTTCTTTATAATCTAGTTTTAAAAGTTCTATATCCTTATTATAACGATTTATTGATCGGTTCTTATGTTCCATTGAATCAATATCATTCACAAATATATCTTCATCTAATATCTCTTCGACATATTTTTTATTAATATTTATATACTCATGCACTCTATATTTATATCTTAAATTTTCACTAGTTTTAATTATTCTGTTTGATAAATACTCATTTTGTAGAAAATTATCTTTATAATTACCAATTCTCAACGAATAACATGGTTTCTTTGATTTTGAAAGTATTTTTCTTAAATTGAATCCACCATTTAATATATAACTATCATCTAAAATAATAGTATATTTACACTTCTTTGACGATAATTCAAGTGATTTATTACGCGCTTGAGAGAAATCAATAAATCGTTCATTATATAGTTTACCAGGTATATCTGATAATTCAGATTCAATTATTTCTCTTGTATTATCTGTTGATCCAGTATCAACAATCGTCCAATAATCAATATATTGTTTATTCTCTTGAAGGCAATTTCTCAAGATATCGCCAGAATTCTTAACAATCATTACGAGTTCTAAAATATTTGTATTTTCAGGCATTTTTATATAAATATATTGTTTTTTTAAACCATTAAATGATTTAAAGACCGAATAACATTGATTTTATATACAATTAAAATATATAAAATCTATAATATCTTTATTTAACACTCCATTTGTTCTAACTTTTCCATCAACTCATCTATTTTTTTCTTTAACTTTGCATTTTCTTCTCTAAGTATATCATTTTCACTCATATTCTTCTCTTTTTCTTCAAATGTGCTTAAGATAAGATTATCGTACCATGATTGTATGTCTTCTTTCTTTTTATTGCTAAATATCCATCCTGGTCCCACTGACAAATTACCGTTGTATTTACCACCCATTTCCTTCAATTTATCTTTATATTTCTTTGTATCTGTCCCAAAAACGACAATAGAACGTTCAGAATAATCTTGAATAGTAATTGAAGAAGACATAATAACTGAATTTATTTACAAAAGCAAAATTTAAAATTCAATTTTTTTTAAATATATTTTATATTAATAAATGAGTTATCAAGGTGGAAAACAAAAATTAGGAAAAAAAATACATTTTATTATTTCATTAATTGAAAAAGATATATTAAAAAATGATAAAAAACTTGATTATTTTGAACCATTTGTTGGATTTTGTGGTGTTATAAAACATTTTAATGATGAAGATAGGAATTGCTCAGCTTCTGATTTAAATGAAGATATAATTAAAATGTGGAAATCTATTCAAAAAGGTTGGGATCCGCCAAATCATTGTAATAAAGATGAATATGAAAAATTAAAGAAAAGTAAATCTCATTCAGCTAAACGTGGATTTATTGGTACTGCTTGTAGTTACGGTGGTATTTATTTTGTTGGTTATAGAAGTAAACAAAAATTTAAACATAAAACCATTAATTCTGTTTCTTTAACAAAACGTAGTGTTTTAAAAACTAAAGATAAAATTAAAAATATAAAATTTTTAAAATCAAAATCTTATGATAAATTTAATCCTGTAAAAAAATTAATATATTGTGATCCACCTTATGCTTCTAACAAATATACACAATCTGAATTTTTTAATTTTGATTCTGAAAAATTTTGGAATACTATGAGAAAATGGAGTGAATCAAATATAGTTGTTGTTTCTGAACGAAAAGCACCATCAGATTTTAAGAAAATATGGGGAACTGATTTTTCTGTTATACAACATGGAAAAGTTAATAAACAAAACGAATGTTTATTTATTCATAATACATTATTTGATTTATTATCAAATAGTGTAAAAAACAAAATAAAAGAAATTTAATTTAATTTAAAATACCAACGATTACTTCTTTTAGATAATAAAATTCCATCTTTTTCATTCTCATTTTCTGTAATTTTACCATAACGATTCCAATGCCATGATTGATTTTGTTTCTCGGATGAATCTAATACATGCGTCTTCTGTACCCATTTATTTTTATTTTTACTTAATTCTTTAAAAACTTTATCATATAATGATAGTTGTTTATCCGTTTTTAAATAATTTCTTTTTATTATTATGATACTACCTTCTTCGTATTTATTTTCCTCTTCATCAATTTCTTCCTCTTCACTATCATAGTAGTCAGAACCATATAACTCTATATTCTTTCTCTTTTCCTCCTTATATTCATCATTTACATAACATAGAAAATTTATGCTATCTAAGTTTTGCTTTTTTAATATATCTTCTTCCTTTCTTTTATCTGGATTTTTGATCAAATTCTTCTCAATTCCTTTAACTTTATTATAATTAGATGAACATCTATTCTTAAAGATTGGAAATGTCTCGAGATACTCCGCTGATATACATATATTACCTTTAGTTGAAATGCTAATCAATTCCTTAATCTGTCTATCATGTGTATCAAAACCATATAATACATCTTTCTTTGTTTTCTCCGTTGTATACACAACTGGTCTAATGTTATCACCGTGATTACCACTCATTCTATTCATCGTCTGTAATATAATAGATATTGCTGTCTTTGGACCTAAATAAAATATACCATGTGTCAAATGATAATTATGTGGTTTATCATAATGCGATGTAAATGATATTGCCTCCTTACACATATCATAAGATATCAATGCCACTCTTGGAAATCTTTTTACTCCTTCATTCGCCAAATATTGAAATACATCAGTAATATCTATCGAATTTTTATTATTTGAAGAAAAATAGTGTGTTTTGGTCGATTTTTCTAATATATCAGAACCCTTTATGACAGATTCTTGATTCTCAATCTTTATCGGCTTATCCATATCAAAAGATGAATGATATAAATAAAACCCTTCACCATGTTCTACAACTACACACCAATCACCATCATTAATGGATGATGATAAAGTCCCTTTCATGAAAGACTCCATTAATAACAAATGTTCATCCTTTTTACGTTCTGTCTTAATTAAACAGATTATTGGATGTTCATTTTCTGTTTTATGGCGTCTATCATATCTCAGAATCGGTTTTTCTTTTGATAATTCATTTAAAATGTTTACCACAACATGTACACTGCTATCATCATCTTCATCTTCTACAATATTCTTGAATATCCACTTTGATATACCAGTATAATAGTCATTTGGTGGTATATAGACAATATTATCAGAATATAATGACTTATCTACCATTATTATATCCTGAACTGTCGCACTAACCATAATATACTTGTAAGATGACTCGCGTAATTTTACAAATTCATTATCATACTTTACAGATGGATTATGATACGTTTCAGTATCTAGATTCTTATAACAACAAGAAACTTGTGCCTCATCTGCTACAAGAACAATATTTGAATCATCTGTAATACATTCATTGATTCGTTTTATATGCTGGTGATGTTTTATCGCTATCACTATCTTCGGCTTCTCCGATGATATTGCTAATTCTAAACTAGTATCATCATCAGTTTTCTTCGTCATACTATCATAGTATATAAAACTATCATTAAATAATGATAATTCATCATCCGTAAAATGTCCAAGAGATCTCAAATGATTTTTTAAATCTTTACAATATGTTCTTAATCGTCTCATCAACTGTCTCACTTGACTTCTATCTAAAACGATCATAACAGGTGTAAATCCAAGAGCCAAATATATCAAAACAACCGGAATAACAAGAAATGTTTTACCAGATTGACAATACGCCGTAATGAGACTGGTCTTATCATGTGATGGAATCACAAAAGAGTTGTTTTTCAACAATTCTTTAAATTGAAATGCTTTAGAATCCAATAGCGTTACTGGATTCTTATTATTGAAATAACGAAAGTATCGAAATACATATTCAGACAGTGTCAACTTCATATCTATTTCTTTAACTTTATAATTAATTTCTTCATTCAATTTTATTTCATCTTCTTCATCTATAAATTCATCTACTGGAAACATAACTGCGAGTTTGTACATCTTTTTTAAGTTTTCTATATCATTTGTTTTTTTTAACTTTCTAAAATGTTTCTTTGCTGAAACTTGTTTATCTGAATGGATATGTTTTAATATCCATTCCGCCAATGCAATTATCCTATCTATGCTAAAATGATAGTAACTATATATACTATTCAAAACACTCATACTACGTAATGTTTTCGCTACATTCAAAGCGCAATCTATTAATACATCCTTCTCTACACGATCTCTTACTCCTTCTAACTTATGATACTCAATAATTTGAGTTCGTAGCATATTCTTACGTTCATTAAAAGTTGTCATTCCGCTATAGAAAAATAATTATTTAGGTAAAATAATTATTCAATTTTTTTTTGAAATTTAAATACTTGTCATTGACGCTAATTCATTTTTAAAAATTGTATTATCTTCTTTTAGAAAATTAATCTCACTTGCTTTTGATATCATATTTGATAATTTATCCTCATTTATTGTTCCATCATCATTTGTCCAAAATTCTTTAGCAATCAGTGTTGTCAATTCTTTTATTCCATTATCTGTCAATATATTAGTTAATTTTTGAGCATTTATATCTTTTTCTATTTCTCCTAATCCATTCTTATATTTGAAAATCTTTCGACTTAAATCTGTACACATATAATTTAAATTTCCATGCTCATCTTTTAGTATATTATTTAATGCAAATCTAGCCACTCCTTTTTGTCCTTCAGATATAATATCTAAATTATATTTAGATTCTAATAAATTTTGTATATTTTTATCATCTAAATTTAAGACTGGCATATTCATTATTTTATTATTTATTGTATTATTATTAGTAGTATTCGTATTTTTCATAACTGCTATCTTTGTCACAGAAATAATTTGTTCCTGCAATTCTTTTACTTGTTCTTTCAATTCTTTTATTTGTTTATCTTTATCTTCTTGTAATTGTTTTATTTGTTCTTTTTGATTTACTTGTAATTCTTTTATTTGTTCTTTTTGATTATTAGATTCATTTTGAAAATAGATAACATTATCTTCTGACATTTTATTTTCTTCTTCTAATTCTTTTACTCTCTTTATTAAAAATTCAACACATATATTTTTATGATTTTCTAATTCTATATTTTTTAAAAATTGAATATTACAATATTCACACTTAAATACATTTATTAGTTTTAACTGTTGTTGTTTTTTTAAACAATATTTTGTATTTTTTTTATGGAATAATAATATTTTAGTAGTTGAAAATATTGAATCGCAATATTCACATTTATTCATTTTATATATAAAATGAATATTCTTTTAAATAACATTTACATCTGTATTAATAAAATGTTAATATTTTTTTTAATAATGTCAAAATGTAAAGAATAAATCTAATCCGATTCAGTTACGACCGAATCTAAATCGAATCCGACATAATCAAAATATGTATGTTATTTAAAAACATACACATTTTATATATAAAATGAATAAATGTGAATATTGCGATTCAATATTTTCAACTTCTAAAATATTATTATCTCATCAAAAAAAAGCCAAATTTTGTTTAAAAAAACAACAAAAATTAAAAATTATTAATGAATTTAATTGTGAACATTGTGACTTACAATGTTTTTCAGATATAGAATTAGAAAACCATAAAAATATATGTATTCAAATATTAAAATTGAAAATAAAAGATTTAGAAGAAAATAATAAAAAAGATCAACAAGAAAAAATGACTTTCCAACTTCAACTTCAAGAAAAAGATCATCAAATATCATCTCTACAGAATAAAATTGAAAATATGTCTTTTAAAATAAGATTTTTATTGGCTAAGAACCATGTAGAATGGTTATAGATTCTTAAAAATATTAAAACATACTTTTTTATAAAAAATAATTTTTTGTATTAATAATTTATTAATACAAAATAAATATGTATTAATGTTTTATTAATCCAAATATGCTATATTTTTTGATAAAAATCAAAATTTTAAACTGAAGACAGTTTGATTTTATTAAAAAAGGATTTTTAAACTTGAAATTACTTTATTAAAATTTTTTAAACACAAAACAGTTTAAATTTGCCACTTTTGGGCAAAAAAATGGTCCACACACATTTATTTTTGATGTGTGTGTGTGGATAAAAATATTTTGAAACTTTACTTTTTTTTCTTTTGTAGAAAAGAAAAACTTTTGCTTTTAAGAAAATGAAAATCTTTTTTATAAAAATTATTTTTTTATAAAAAAAGTTTTGTTTTTTGAAATATTTTTCTTTCTTTTATAAAAAATCAAATTTTGGATTAATATTTTACTAATACAAAATTAATAAGTATTAATGTTTTATTAATCCAAATATGCTATTTTTTTTATAAAAATCAAAATTTTAAACTGAAGACAGTTTGTTTTTATTAGAAAACGATTTTTAAATTGTGTTTTCGTATATAAAAAGTTTTTACACTTGAACCAGTTTAAATTTGCCACTTTTGGGCAAAAAAATGGTCCACACACATTTATTTTTGATGTGTGTGTGTGGATAAAAATATTTTGAAACTTTACTTTTTTCTTGTTTTTCTTTTGCAGAAAAAAAATCATTCAAATAATCAGATTTTTAATGCTTTTAAACTTTCTGGAAATTCTATACCAAATGAGTTAGTATTTTTTCTTTTTTTTTATGATTTTATAAAAAATAAATTTTCGGATTAATATTTTATTAATTCAAAATAAATATGTATTAATGTTTTATTAATCCAAATATGCTCTTTTTTTTGATAAAAATCAAAATTTTAAACTGAAAGCAGTTTGATTTTATTAAAAAAGGATTTTTAAACTGAATATCAATTTACAAAAAGTTTTCAGACACAAACCAGTTTAATTTTGTCACTTTTGGGTAAAAAATTGGTCCACACACATTTATTTTTGATGTGTGTGTGTGGACAAAAATATTTCCGGAATTTTAAATGTCACAAATTTTTCTTTTTCTTTCTTTTTTAGAAAATTAAAATCTTTTTATAAAATTTATTTTTTATAAAAAAAAGTTTTGTTTTTAAAAATTTATTTTCTTTTTCTTTTTACTTTTTCTTTTGTTTAAAAAAGAAATGGATTTAACAAGAATTTTAAGCGGAGAGAAAATAATTAATCTCTTTCATGTCTTTGGTGTGGCTTTAATGTTTATTATTATTGGAATATTAAATATAAAAGATTTACATACACATGGAACAGGATATTTCTTAATTATTATGGCTATTGTAATAATTTTATATCATTCATATCTATATATGAAGAAATATATGGACGGACTTTAATTTTTTATAAAATTTATTTTATAAAATTATTTCATTTCAAGTTTCATTGTAATATCATTATATTTATTTAAATCTTGGTATTGTGAAAAGGTTGTTTTTCTTTCTGAATATTGCTTTTTAAAATCCATATTATCTATATAATCATATTCTCTTTCTAATGTTTCTATTTGTTTTTCATATTTTTTAAGAGTTGATGAATCAAAATTAGGAGCAGAATCAAATAATTCATCGAATGATTTAGATAACCAATTTAAGTATTCAGTTGCGTTTATTCTATCTTTTTCATATAATAATAACTGTCTTTTTATGTTTTCTTCTAAAGATATATATCTAGAAGCCGATGTCTTATGAGAATAACTTATTTCGTCATATTTGTTAAATTTAATTATTGTTATTAATATTCCAGACAAAAAACTAAGTAAAGTAGCTGTAATATTATATATATACATATCTTGTAAATCTTTACATAATATTGTTCCAATACTTAAAACAACACCAGAAATTGGAGTAAATGCTATGGCAGATATCATAAACCATGAATATTTTTCAGAATTACTGATTGAAAATTCATTATGCATTTTTTTATATAATCGACATTGTTTTTCAATTAATTTAACAACTTTTTCAATTTTTGAATTCCATTTTTCAACTTTAAATAAAGGAGCAGATGATTCAAGTCTCTCAATACTATAATCATCTCTTTGTAATATAATTTCTTCTAAATCGTGCTTATCATCTTTTTCCTCTTTTTTATCAATATTTATTATAAAATTATTATCAGACATTTTATTTAATTTAAATATTTTTTTATTATTAAATAAAAATGTCAACTCCAACCGATGAACAAAAATGGTTTATTTCTATTTTATCTGCTTTTATTTTTTATGTAATAGCTTCTCCAACAATTTATAAAATAACAGGAAGTATATTTTATGATTTTTTGGGTGTTAAAATCGTTGATTGTAAAGGTAGACCAAATAATCTAGGATTATTAATTCATACTATTGTATTTGCTCTTGTAACAAGAGGTATTATGGATATAAAAGATCTAAATAAACTAATTGAAAGTAAATAATAAATTGATTTAAATTATTAAAATTTAAAAAAATAATTAAATATCTACAATCATGAAACAATGTATGAAACCAAATTGTTATAAACCAAGTATTAAAAAAGGTAAATATTGCGAAGAACACCGAACTAATAGAAAAAGAGAAACTATATCTATTCCATTACCGCCACCGTCACCTATTGTTACGTCGCAACTATCACCTACAATAAATAATTTAGAGTCGTATGAAGAGAGAAAACGAATAATTGATGAACAGGAAAGAGAATACAGAGAAAATGAATTAATTGATCAATTAAAATTTCAAGAAATTGAAAATAAAAAATATGAAAAACAAATTAAAGATTTTGAAATTGATTCATTAAGAAATAAAGTTTTTAGTTATGAGTTAACCGAAAATAGTTTCCAAGTAAAATTTTCAATGAGTAATGGAACAAAAATTTTACATTATTTTAATAACGATGCTTTATTTGACGATTTATTTGAATATTTAGATGTTTATTTTTACGATAATAGTATAAATATAATTAATTACGATCTAGTATATTTTCCAAATCATGTTTTTTCAAGAAAAGATCATTCAAATATTTGTATTCATCAGAAATTTACAACAAAAAATATTGTTTTACTTATTAAAAATTTAGATACTTAAAATAAAATTGAAATTTTAATTATTTTATAAATATTTATAAAATAATAATCATGAAATGTCAAAATTGTAAGAGGAAAATTATTATAGGTTATGAATATAAATGTAAATGTAATATGGAATTTTGTCAGAAATGTTTACCATCTTTTATACATAACTGTACATTTGATTATAGAAAAAAAAAAAAAAAAATACTAAGTGAATCAAATGTAAAAATTGAAAAAGCAAAAGTTGAAGTTATATAAAATTTATATTTAAAATTATAAAATTAATGATAAAAATAATGTTTGGATATCACGATTTGCAAAATATGTCTTCAAAACCAACGACTAAACTTTGTGAGATTATGTATCGTAATTATAGCGATAAATCATCTCTTCATAAACATCATAATTATACATTGATTTATGATGAATTATTTTCATCTTTTAAAAATAAAGAAATCAATATTCTTGAAATTGGTATTGGATCTATTAATCCACAAATACCATCAAATATGACAGGTGGTGAATTAGGACTTGTTTATAGACCTGGTGCTAGTATTAGAGGATGGTATGAATATTTTGACGATGCTAATATTTACTGTTGTGATATTGATACATCTATAATTAATTTTGATGAAGATCGTATACATGGATTCTATATGGATCAAACAAGTGATGAAAGTATTAATAATGCTTTAAATAATATACTACAAGATGTTTCATTTGATATTATAATCGATGATGGTTTGCACTGGTTTCCAACTAATTGTAATGTTATGAATAAACTAATGCCAAAAGTAAAAAACGGTGGATATTATATAATCGAAGACATCGTCCATTCTCAATTTAATTACAGGCATTTAGATATGTCAAAATTGAATGATAAAAGCTATCAATACATTCGTTTCCCAAATGTATATAATTCTGTTGATAATAATCTATTCGTTGTTAAATGTTAAACAAACTTTTCTTTAAATCATTTATTTTTATTTTTATAAATAAATGATTAAATATATTCTTTTAAGTTTGTTTTCGATTGTATCATCTTGTAATGTTCTTACATTATCAGGAGGCGGAGTATATGGTGCATATGAAATAGGTATAGTATCTAAATTATTTGAAAATGGAGAAACATATGATTTAATAACTGGTATATCAGCTGGATCTATAAATACAGCATATTTATCAACTATACCATCTGGAAAAGAAAAATATTATACATCCGAATTCAAAAGTCTCTGGGCATCTATTAAAAATAAAGATATATACAAAAATATTTATTTTTTAAATGGTTTGAGTTTTTATGATACAACTCCTCTAACAGATACTATTAATAGAATATATTCTACACGTATACCTATAAGACCAATTAAAATAGGCGCAACATCGTTAATAGATGGTAAAACACGTGTATTTAATGAAAATGATTTGATAAAATATGGTTATAATGATATAATATTATCAAGTACAGCGATTCCAATAGTTTTTCCACCGCATCAATTTTTAAAAGATATCTTTATTGATGGAGGTTTTACAAGTAATATTTTACTTAATGAGGGTATAAATTTCTGTTTAAAAAATTATCCAATAGAAAAGATTTACGTTGATGTAATAGTTTGTGGGCATAAATTAAATAAAGATATTGATGTATCAATGCATTTAAAAGATCTTCTTAGTCGAATATATTCAGTTATAAAACAACAAGTTCAATATGCTGAATTATTACATCCTATCTTAGAGGATAATATATATATAACAGTATATGAGCAAAAACATGATGATAGTTATAGTTTATTAGATTTTAATGCAACATCTGTTTTATTTGACGAAGGATATAGTTTCTCAAATGTAAATGTATATTGGTTAAATAATACAAAAAAAGTAGAAATTAAATTAAATTATTGATTTATAAATAAAATTTTAATTTATAAAAAATGTCTCATGAATTTGCATATGTATCTTTTGTTAATAATAATACAAATTATATTGAATTGATGAAAACTACAATTGCATCTGTATTAAAATTTTCTAAATATAAATTTATTATTTATTGTGTTGATATACCTTTTAAAGCATTTGAAGATAATGAACGAATTGAAATTAGAAATATAAATATAAAATTATATAATATACATTATTATAAACCATATGTTATATTAGATTCTATAAAAAGAGGATTAAAAAAAGGTTATTATATAGAGTCTGATGATGTATTAACACCTTTTGCTGATAATTTATTAACTAAATATGTTAATGATATCGATAATATACCAATTTCTCCGATTCATCCAGATGATGTTGAAATACCATTATCAAATATGCTTATTTGTAATAGTCTGAATAAAACACAACATTATATACATGCACATGTTTTATTTAATGAAAATTGTGAAAAATTCATAAATGAATGGTTAGAAAATTGTATGAAATATAATTCATATAAAAACGCTGATGAGACGGTATTGAATCTTATGTACTGGAAATATAATTGTAAAAATCATTATCTTCCAATAATAGATCCATGGTATGAAAATTTTTATAATAAAGATAACAACGAATTGATTGTGTGTACGTATCATGGCTGTAAAGATCCAATTATTCAACGAAAATTATTAGATGATATAATAAACAGATATGATTAATTTTTTTAAACTAAATTAAGTTTAAAAAACAATTATTATTGATTTTTCATCATATCTTCTCCATAATTTAATATCAACTGTTTATTTCCATTATCTAACATACTAAGAAAATTAATAATATTATAATTACAATTTAACCATTTCTCAAATAAGTGTTCAGATAAATCACCAAATATGTCATCTGACATTTTCTTATTAAAATTACATTGTAAAAATATAAAGATATTGTAAGCATTGATCATATTTGACATTGTATTGAATAATTTAAAACAAAAATATAAAAAAAATCAATTTTATATTTTTATAACAAATTTTTTTTTAAAATAATAAAAAATAAAACATTTTTTATAAGATTATTTAAAAAAACATAAATATATATAAAATAATATGTTTATTCACAATATAAATGAATTTGTACTTGATTTTTTAAGAACAAATATCAATAAAACAAATACTGAGGATATATGGTTATCTAAAAAAAATCAACAATCTCTTCTGAAAACCTTAAAAAAAAATAATGTAAAAATTAAAGACCCTGATAAGCCAAAAAGAGGTAAGAGTGCTTTTTTATTTTATTGCGAAGTAAATCGTAAAATATTAAAAGAAAAATATCCTGAAATGTCTGTCAAAGAGATAGTATCTAAACTTGGGGTGGATTGGCAGATTTTAAAGGATACAAATTCATCTGAAATCGAAAATTATGAAGCAATGTCAATAAAAGATCGTAATCGATACAAACAACAAATGAGAACTTATATACCAATTCTAAATAGAAAAATTAATAATGAAGAAAAGAAAGAATCTGATAAAAAACAATCAAAGAGACGTTCTAAACGCAATAAAGAAGAAATAATGTATGAAAATTTTTTAAAATCAAAGAAAACACGTACAAAGAAATCACATCCAGAGTTTGAATCAAAAGATTTAATAGAATTTTTAAAAAATAAATGGGAAACAATGAAAGATGAAAAAAAACTTAAATATTACAAAAGTAAAAGAAAAGTAAAAGTAACTTAAATATTATTTTTTAATAATAAAAATGAATAATTTATCAGAATTTTTAAAAAATAGTTTTAAAAAAAGATTTGTTATTAATCTTGATAGGCGTAAAGATAGATATAATGATTTTTTAAAACGAATTCCTTTTGATTCTGATGTTTGTGAACGTTTCTCGGCTATCGATGGTAAAAAAATTAAAGATTTTAATCATAAAGATAATCCATATGTTATTGGATGTCATTTAAGTCATAAAAATATTTTAAATTTGGTTGTTATTGATGAAACGATTAAAGATGATGATATAATTTTGATTTTTGAGGATGATGTATTTTTTTCGACATCATTTGATGTAGAAATTAAAAAATTAGTTAATTTTTTAAAAAAATTAGATAAAATAAATTATCTTGTTTACATTGGAGGACGATTTACACAAAAATTTGAACCATCATCTATAAAATCATGGAGTAAAGTAATTGACAATATTTACTTAAAAAACTTTTCTAATAATGATTCTTATAATTCTTATGATTATGATAGAACAACAAATGTTATAATATTATCTAAATACACTTGTAGAGAAATATTAGATAAAACAATTAATGTTAGCACATCTAAAGCAATTGATACATTATATAATGGAATTAAAAAATATATTCCAGATATCGAAATATATGATGTCTTTCCGCATTTATGTTATTCACCTCTTAATTATATGACTGATATACAAAATTATAAAAGATGATAAATTTTTATATTTACTAAATATAAAATGAGTACTGGTAATTTAACAAATATGATATTATCTAAATTTAATCATCCTATAATCACTAATAGTAATACTAATACCAATATTAATAATCAGAGTTTAAATCATAATGAACACGAAGAAATTAAATCCATTGCCTCAACTAACGATATAGGTGATATATCAAATATTCAATTACCGTATAATAAAGAAAATGAAAATAAAGAGAATTACAAATATTATAATGATAACGATAGCAATTATATAAAAGGTTTAGCATATTTATATGACTTAAAACAAAATAAAGAACAATTTTGTTCTTATGTATTATATTTTGCTCTTGTTATTATTTTATTTGGATATTTTGGATATTACATTGTAAATAATAAGATATTACCTAATGACACTGTATCTGGAATCAATCTTGGAGTTGTTATTGGATTTATTGTTGTTACATTATTATGGTCAAGTATTAGTTCATCTTAAAAGATATAATATAAAAGAAAAATGAGTATATTAAATAATCCATCTTTTTATATATCTATCGCATCTTCTATTGGCTTTATAGTATCTGAAATATTACCATTTATTCCTATAAAATCTAATGGTGTTTTACATGCTATTTTAGTATGTATTTCTCAATATAAACCTCAACAACAAACGATTAAAAATAATTTAATTGTTTCAAAAAATTGTATTATGATAAATTTAGATGATGATAATGATATAAAAACAAAATTAAATTTAATTCTAGAAAAACTTAATAAAAAATAAAAATTATTTAGTATAATAAAATGCACAAAAAAAATCTTAAAAAAAAGTCAAAATCTAAACATGATGGTTCACGAAGACGTTCACCTAGACGTTCACGAAGACATTCTTCACGAAGACGTTCTTCACCAAGACTTTCACCAAGACGTTTAGTATTTATATTACCAAATTTTAATAATCAAGTAAATCAATTGACTAGTAGATCTCCTAGACATTCAAGATCTCCTAGACAATCAAGATCACCTAGACATTCAAGATCACTTAGACATTCAAGATCACCTAGACATTCAATATCATCAATATCATCAATTTCATCTGTATCACTAAGATCTCCTAGTCTATTAAGACATTCTAGATCACCTAGTCCAATAAGACAACGTAGATTGTCATTTGGACAAGGAAATGTAAGATCCCCAAGAAATTCACCAATTACAAGATATGAAACATCATTTGAATCTCCACAAACATCATTTGAATCTACGCAAACACCACTTGAATTTATACAATCACCTGGAAGACAATATAGACGTCGTCATTGGTTATAATAAACTTTATTTTTTATAAAATTAATTTTATAAAATTTTTTAAATTGTGTCTCTGATTCCATCATAATATGATAGTGCTTTTCTAAAGTATAAATCAAATTCAGAATCTGAAATATACTCCTTAAACTCTTTATACATTTCTTCTCTTATATCAGACATATATGTTCTAAAAAATAATAAAAATGATGGTCGTTCGTTATATTTAGAACATGAAATACCCATTTCATTAATAACATTTGAGAAAAATTCTTCCATTATTTCATCTTTATCAAGTTTATCCGCATTATCAACTAGTTTTAAAATATCTTTATATCTTTGTTTATAAATTTTTGAATCTTTTTCTTGAATTTTACGTGCGTACGCATTCAATCGTCCACTAAAATTTGATATTATTTGATCTTCAAATGAAATCTTTATATTTAGATCACCAAATCCCGTAACAACATTAACTAATCTAGATATAAATCCAGAAGAACATGTTCCAGACATCTCCTCTAATTCCTCTAAAAGTCTTACTTCCATTTGTTTTTTATTTTCGTCTTGTTGAATAATATAATTCCATAATTTCACTAAAACTGCTGATAATGTTAAATTTAACGTTGAATACAATCGTCTATCCATTAAAATTCTATTTAAAGAAACTTTAATCTTTTCATTTGAATAATTTTCTTTATTATCTTTTAATAGTTCTTCAATTTTAGAACATACATATTCAAAATCTATTTCACAATACTCATTATTCGTATTCACATTATAATAACATATTGATTCTAATATTACTAAAACTGATTTTTCAATTTCCTTGACATGAACATTCTGTTTATTATCATAAACACTTTTAATCTTATCACCTCCTCCGAGTTTCATTATCATTTCATGTCCTTTAAGTTTCATTTCTTCAGATCCAAAAGATAATATAACATCTGATGCATCTGCTCTTAAATTATATTCTACATCTTCTGATGATGCAAATTCATATAAAATCTTTTCAATCATTAAAATTTCATCATCTGTAAGATTAAAATTCTTATTTTGTAAAAGATACTGTGCTGATAAAATTCTATACAATACTATATTTTTTTCTGTATTGACAAATATTAAAAGCGAGTTTTTCAAATGATAATTTACGTTTACTATCTTTTTCTTATTTTCTAATGAAATAATTGTTTTATATCTAAATTCACACTCAAGTCTATCATCACATATTATCTTAAAAAAATATAAACAAGAATATGGATCATATTCAGGATTTTCCATTAACATACATATTATTTCAATCTTACAAGGTGTTGGTAATTCATCATCTAAACTTGAACAAACATCATTTAATACTTTATAAGTATTTGTATATCTTTTTTTATTTCTTTCTTTTATTGCATCATTACTTTCTTTTTTAATTTCTTTTAATTCTTCATCATCTTCTTTATATATATCCTCCTCATATTCTTCAAATGATAATAATCCTTTTATTGCTTCTATTTTCAATAATGATGATAAATCTGATTCAGTTGCAATACCATTTAAATACTTTTCTAATATTTTTGTTCCGCTAAAATGATACATACCAGATATTCTGCTAACTAATTCAACTGTATTATTTTGATTTTCAGAGTAATATCTTTCAATTAATTTTATTCTAGTTTCAAATTTTAAACTTAAATCAAGTATATATTTATCATATTCTTTATCATCCAATGATATATTATCTTCTTCTTGGTGATCTAAAATTTTTTCATTGATTTTAGTTGTATTATTTGTTTCTTCTTCCATTTTATATTATTTTATAGAAGTTTAAATAGATTTTTTTTTAATAAATTTTATAATAATTTAATTCTCCTGGAAATCGATTATTTATTTCAACTCTAAATTTTTCTAAAAAATTACCAATTGATTGACGATTCAATACTATATCATCTATATTTATAAAATTTACATAATCTTTTACAAATGCTTTACATGAATCTGTATAACATGGTGTTATAATTGGTAATGTTGATATAAATCGTTTCATATTTTCTTTATCAATTTCTGATGGATATATAGGGTAATTTATTATTACATTTTGTATTGTTGTCCAAAATGGAGATGATATTGGTTGTTCGTAATATGGATAATAACGAATATGTCCTGTATATGGATAATCATAATCATTCCATCTTACTCTTTTGTGTTCATGTTCAAAATCATTATCATGTTCATGATGTCTCCTTCCTCCATCATCTCTTCCACTAACAATTGTTGGAGTCATAGCATGAGATCTACCTGTATGAACTTGACCACTTCTTTCTCCACCACTTGTATGAGATCCTCCTTGTTGATGTGAAGTATTAACATAAGACTCATTTATACTCTTCCTCATTTATTATTAATAAATATTTAAATTATATTACAAATTATTTTTATTTTATTATATAATAAAAATGGAAAGTTCTGAATCATCACTAAATGTAATAAAAAAATTATTTTCAGAATCTTCATCTTCAAATAAAACTACTCCTACATCTACATCTACATATACAGATTTATCTAAATCTCCATCTCCTATTCAGTTTATTCCTGATTCTCCTGAGCCATCTGACTTGCACACTGATATTACTGATTTTTTTTCAAAGATGAAAATTGAATCACCCACAATAAAAAAACCAACACCAATTAGAGGTAAAAAAAGAACGATAAGTGAAGTTTCAAGTGAAGTTCCAAGTGAACTCTCAAATATAGGTAAAAGTAATTCTGCATTTAAACCCCCTCCACGCAGTTTCTCACACCCACCTGTAAAAAAACAAAAAACAGATGGTAATCGTAAATCAAATAAAAGGTCAAAGAGAAAATCAAAAAAAAGGTCAAATAAAAAATCAAAGAAAAGATCAAAGAAAAGATCAAAACGAAAATCAAAAAAGAAATATTAAAATATAACTTTATTTTATAAGAAAAATCTTATAAAATTTTATAAATATACTTTATTAATTAAATCAACATTTGTCTTACAAACTAAACATTCTACATGTTTATCTTCGGTTTTTGCTTTTTCAGCAATTGTTTTCGAACATACAGTGCAACAAAGTGAATGTCCACATGGAATAAACACAGTATTTTTAAGTCTACAACAACAAATTATACAGTTTTTATCTGTATCAGTATCTAAATTTGTTTTTATTTCATCAATAGTTGGTTCAGGATAAACACACGGTTTTACTCTAAATACACAACCTTTAAATTCGTCAGGATTCTCATTTATCATTTCTTTTATTTCATCTACTGAATCATAAAACCCTAAATCTACTAATTCTTGTATATCTATCAGCGCATTACCATCCATTTTATTTATTTTTTCAATAAGTGTTAAATATTTTATTGTATACGTTAAAATACTTGGTTCAAAATTACCATTTTCCACTTTTTTTTCAACCATTTTTATTATATCTTTTGATGTTACAACTCCATCATTTAATAATTGTGTTAATTCTCTAAAAACATTTTCCATTTTTATATTTTTTATATTTATTTATAAATTAATTCATTTTTATTTTTGTAAAAAATTTATATATTCATCTAACAATCCATCTATTACATCAATACATTTGAACCATATGATATCTTAGAAGTTATTAACTATCTAAAAAAATTTATACGATATTTCGATAGAAGTAAATATACATTTTCTCAATTCGCTAAAAAAATATTAGGTTTAGATGTATATAATCATCTAACTAAAAGTATCAACGGAACAGACTTTGAAGAAGTTGATATTATTGATACTATATATGATTATGGTTTTGAAGATTGTGTTTCTGGTTATATGGCTTTTAGCATAAAATGGAAAGAAATGTTAAATTCTTTTTCTAAAATTTTTAAAGATAATATTCATTTGAATTCAAAAATAGAAAAAGTATCTTTTACAAATGATCAAAAAATAAAAATAAAAAATAAAATATATGATAGAATAGTTTTAGCAATACCTCCTAAAACTATAGAAAAATTATTGTCTTTAAATATATATAATGATATTAAATGTCAATCCTTTGTTCGCTTATATGTAAAATTAAATGAACCATTAAAGAATTATTCTGGATTCATTGTTACTGAAAAACCTTTTCAAAAAATTATAGAAATGAATAATTGAATTTTTAATTTAAAGATAATATATTAAATAATAATAACATGTCAAAAAGTTTAAATAATTTCTGTGAAAGTTTAGTTAATGGTTCAAATCCAAGATATACTTATTCTCAACCATCAATTGCTGAGCAAGTTGCTTGGCAAGTTAAAAAGGAAGAAGAAGCTCGTCAAACACAAATAAATGAAACAATGAATAGAATGCAAAAAGCACAATATGATGCTTTGCATTCTTCATTGTCTACTCCTTCTAATTTATGTTCTTATACTCCTTCTACTCCTTCATTTTTAACACAATCTCTTACATCTATTTCTACACCGAGTCCTTCATTTGCACCATCTCTTACATCTATTCCATCTTTTTCATCTCCTTCATATTCATCATCTTATTCTACTATTCATAAGTATAGTTGGGAAAAGTGATAATTGAATTTAATAAAAATGTCTTATCAAGCACCGATTCGTTTCTCATTATTCCATATAATCTACAATCAACTTATAGACAAATCTAGAAATGAATGTTTGTGTTTATTAAACCATATATAAATTTAATTTTTAAACAGGACTTCTGTTTAAAAATATCAAGTGATAATTAAAAAATTGATTTTATAAATTAATTATTTATAAATATTTAAAATGTCTTATCAAACAACTCAAGGTTTTAGAACTCAATCTTATACAACAAGAGATATTAACAACAACAATGCAGAATGGTATTTTAAAATAATTTCATTACGAGAAGAAATGACACAGATTGAAGATGAAATTTCATTATGCAACGACGAAAATAATATACATTTATTAAGAGAAAAAATTAGAGAAATTTTATTAGAAATTGAAATTTTAGAAGACCATGATGAAGCTTTCTCTAGAAATCAGGGATGGTGCGAAGGTGCGCTTGAATCTGTAGAAAAAGTGTATTCTAAATTATTTTAATTTAATTTATCTAAATTAAAATATAAATTTATATTTCTACTTCTACATCTTCTTCCTCTCCCTCATATTCATTCTCTTCTTCTTCCTCATATTCTACATACTCTTCTTCACATTCTTCCTCAATTATTTCTGACTTTTCTTTATCTAATTTTTCCATAAGTCTTCTATGTCTATCAGTTTTTTTATGATTTTTCATACAATAATGAGTCACAATCATTCCACATTCACAAGTTTCTTTTTTAGTTCTTTGTTCTTTTATTTTAGTTTTATAATTTTCTTTATAATATTTATGACGTTCCTCTAATATTATTTCTTTATTATCTTCATAAAAATCTTTTCTCTTCTCTAATATATCTTCTTTATTTTTATTATAATATTCCATAACATCTTTTATCATTTCTTCTTTATTTTCTTGATAATGCTGTTTCCTTTTTTCAGATATAACATCAAAATTTTTTTGATAATAAATTTTCTTTTCTTCAGATAATATTTCTTTATTATTTTCATAATATTCTTTTGCACTCTCTCTAACTTTTTCTTTATTTTCCTCTCTATATTTTAATTTTCTTTCTCTATTTGAATCCTTATCTTCATATATTGTCCTTTTTGGATATAATATTTCATCTACATCTTTATAAAAATTAAAACATTCATCATAAATATTTGTAAATAACGTAATATCAGCCGATTCAGGTAATAAGAACACATCACGTCCTGCCTTACATCTATATTTCTCAAGTTTCATTAAAACAGTTGGTTCTAATATATCCATTAACTTTGTATCTTTACATGATACATAATATACAACTTTGAAATCATGTAATTTATTATGATCATATGTATTTTTTCTATGATCTAAATCAATAGATTTACCAACAACGTATTCTCTTTTTATTTCTCCCTCATCTGTTGTCATAAGATAAACAACATTCTTACTATCTATAATTTCTTTTGTTTTCTTAACATATTTTCTAATTAAAATTTTATTTTCTTCTTCAATTCTCAACATTTCTTGTTCAATTTTCATTTTTTCTTGTTCTTTATTATCCAATTGTAATCTTAATTCATTAGTTTCTTCATTAACTGTTTCTTGTAATAGTTCTTCTAACTTAATATAATAATCATGAACTTCATCTGCTTTTTTTGTTTCTGCTTTTAGACAAAACTTTTTAAAAGTATTGATACTAAGGATAACTTGTTCTTTGTTATATCCACCCCTGTTTTCAGCCTCATTTTTTTGCTCCACCGATCGGTGGAGTAAAATTTTATAATCAACATCTTTAGTAAAATACTTATCTAATAATCTTTTAGCAGGATCTTTTCTTGAGAATCCAAGCCATTTCCATACATTATCAAAATCGATAACAAAGTCTTTTTTTGAATCATAATTTAAAAAACAATAAAAACTTGCAACGAATAATTGTTGTTGTTTATCATTGAAATTTTCTTTAATTTTCATTAAAAATTTATTTTCATAATCTTTAGAAAGTCTTGTAATTGAATTTCTTTCAATAAGATGTGCTATATTTAAGTTTTCCATTTTATTTTTATATATCTATATATAATATATCATTTCTTTAAATAACAATTAATATTTTCACTTTATTTATCATATCCTTTTTCTTAATTTGAGTATCCTTCTTTTTAATTGATATTATTTTATACTTAAAACCAAAGTATAAAATAAAATTAATTTAATCAGAGTCATAATCACTCTCAATATTGCTATTAATATTCTCTAATTCAATCTGTTCTTTAGATTTAATATAGATTTCAATAGTACCTAAATTACCTACACTTGAAATAAATTTTAGCGGTTTTCCTGTGTAAATTTGTATATTTGAACCTAATCCTGACAATTTATTGATTTTACATAATTGTTCTGTAATAAACTCCTGTGAATATTCATTAATCACATTATCTTTATCATCATCTTCATCATCTTCGCCAAATTGCACTTTTCTTCTCAAAATACCTCCAGCATTACAATTGAATTCAATCTTATAATTACTCGCTGATACCTTTATAACTGACCCAATATTACTCATTTCTTTAACCATCTTTTGAAAATCTGATGAATTTATAATTATTGGCTTGCTATAACCTGATGGAATATCAATATCTAAATTTTGAATGCTTTGAATTTTAATTGATGAAATAGTTGTTCGATTGTTTTCTTTTGGAATAACTTTTATGCCTAAATCGGTGGGAGTTTTGTCATCAATGAACAATTCGATCGAATCTTTCTTCTTGATACTGCGTGTCATGCGAAAAAAATGTGCAAGGTTAATTCCAATATACATTTTCTTCGTTGTAAATTTGTAAATTGTGAATTTTTCAGAGTTCAAAACAACATCCATTAAAATAGTTTTATGTGAATCCATCATACGCAACGATATACCTGTCTCATCGATTACAAAACATCCAGTCTTAATATTATTACTTAAAATTTCAGAAAGGATTTTAATAACATATGCTTCATGAGTCTTTGCTTTAAATAAAATTGTCATATTTACAAATTATATTCAAATGCTTTAGATTAAAAAATATTTTTTTTTTATAAAATAATTTTTATAAAATTTAATTATATTTTAATAAAACTGTATATTTACTTATTAATTTATTTTCATTTTTTATTTTTATTTTATCTTTGTATCCAATAATTTTAATATCATTGTCTTCTTTTTCCGGATTTAAATAATATTTTATTATATCCATTTCGTTTGAATATGAATATAAACTAATTTTATATTGATTTATTAAATTACTATCTTCAATTACTACTTCTTCTGGAATGTATTTATTTTTATTCCAGATCAATGAATACATTATTCCTTCTTCAATTGTTTTTACATTTCTGGCTATATATATGTTATCATTCCCTATTAATTTATTCTTCATAAAATAGGTTGTTTTTATTTTTGGTAGAACCTTATTATATAAAATATATAAATTCTGATCATTTTTAAAATTATTTAACCAATTAGAAATAAATTCATGACCTTTGAATATCAATTGTGTATCATATGTATCAAAATCATTTATATCTAAATAATAATTATTCATACTTTCTAACGTATGATATGATAATATACTTTCATAATCACGTATCACTTTCAATTTTAAACTATATATCAACCTTTTTAATGTCTCATCAGATTTAACTATCAATTTACCGTCTTTTATAATACCCTCATTATCTAAAGATAATTTATTTGGCACTATTCCATAACTAAAATCTTCATCTTTTTCTATATATTTTTCTATGAATTTATTAAAATTTGAAAAAGTTATTAAATTATTATAATCTATATTTTTCGCTTCATCGTCGTTTATAAATATACTATATAAATAATATAAATGTTCTAAAACACATCTCGATATCTTTTGATATTTATTATAAGATTCTATTAAATTTTCTTCTTTATTATTTATTATCATATAAAGATTATATGGTTCAATAGCACCTATTATTACATTTTGTATTTTTTTAATATTTTTTATATTAAGATTATTCATAATGTTGCTTATATCATCTTCATTATCTAAATTATATTGTAAACTTTCATTGTAACTTATTATTTCAACTGGTAACGGAGGTATTGGATTATTTATATATAAACTTATATTATCTCTATTTTTCATTTTCAATATTAAACATCTTGTTTTACCATAATTATCACATACTTGAGAAACGATTTCATTATTATTAAACCATAATTTTCCGTTTGAATATCTTATAACTTTTTTATTGTCTTTATAATATATTATATTATCCATTTTATCATATAATTGTCTGACTTTTTTTGATATATCAGATGTATATTCAAATACGTATGTTTTTGTCTTATCATCTTTATTTTCTGTAAAAATAAGTTCACATTGTGGATATTTAGCATAACTTCTCATTGTTCCAAAATGTTCAAAAATTAAAATACATTTCTTCATTTCTCTCATTTTATAATATTGTTTTGCATGATAAGGTAGTATTAAATTTTCCATATCCTTATCTTTCCTAAAAATAAAAATATTTATATCATATTTATATTCTAGAAGCCTAATAAACATTCTTGGATCAAAATATATATTTTCATTTTCTATAATATTATATATTTCTTCAATTGTCATTGAATAACATTCCTGTTTACATAATGGTATTAAATCGATCAATTCACTTCTAACATCATCATAATCTTCTATATGAATAATATCATTTAACTTTTCTTTTCTTTCATTTTCATCTGTTATTTTATTTATATCTATCAATTGGCTTTGTTCTATTGCATCTATTACACACTGTATAAAACTACTTTTACCTCTTTTACATCCTTTTCTATATAATATATATTTCTCATTAGATAAAAAATCATTTATCATTTTAGGTAATAATCCAAAAATATTATTATTTAATATCCTATCTGTCGTAATTATATTTTGTTGTTTTTTATTTTCTTCAAGAATATCTTCTATATCTTCTTTTTCTTCAACAACCATATCTTCTTCCTCATCACCCAAATCATCATCTTCATTTTCATCATAAAAATTAAATTTTTTTTTATTCTTCTTTGTAACTATATCAAAATAACTTAAATATTCACTCTTACTTTTTCTATTCAGTTGATCTATTTTATAACAACACGGTAATAACTTATTTTTATTTAATAATAAACCTGGATATTTATATACTTCATCATCACATACAAATTTATATCTATTTTTTATATCAAATTTAAATGGTTTTTTACCTTCTTTTTGTAACTTTTTATATTCTATTGATGATAAATTTTTAGGAAAAATCATTACTGAATTACCCTCCTCTAATACTGCATTATATTCTTCTTCAGTCTTTAATATTTTCGGTTTATGTCCACAACTAGAATAATTTTTTATAAATATTTCGGGTGCTAAATACTTTAATTTCGTTTGTTTAATTTTCTCTTCTTCAATATTTTCGATATCTTCTTTTTGTGCTGAAAATATTATATCAAATTCTTTTTTTGATAAATATTTTTTATAAAATTCATTTATTTCATCATAATTTTCAGAATATATAAATAAAAATTTAGAAAATATATTCTGAAATAGTTTTACTTTGTTTAAATCAGCACAATTAAGTATTGATATTCTTAAATCTTCTATATTTACTAAACTCAATTGAAATGTTATGTTTCCTATTTTATCTGATTTAAATGCAATATAAAATTTAGTTTTATCTGTTTTATCACTTTCATTTACAGTCATATATTTAGAGAATAATGTATTATTCATAATCATATCTGTAAAAATATTTTTGTTTAAAGGTATATTGCTTTTAAAAAAACTTTTAAAATTGTTAATTATGTAATATCCATTTAAATCTATTGATTTTACTTCTCCATACGATACTTCAAAATTTTTTATAACATTTTTAACTATATTTAATATTTCAGAATCACTTATCAATATTTTTGAGAATTGAAATATCATTTTAAAATTATTATTAAAAAAAATTATTGATATATCTATATATTCATTATTATCTATTTTTAATTTCATTACAATACGCTCTTCCTTATCTTTCAATATATCATCTGGATTATCTATCCAATCAACATTTGGTATAAATCCTTTTAATATTTTATAAAAATCTTTACATTTCGCAAATGGTACATTTTCATTTAATATTAAAGAATTAAATAATTCTAATATTGTTATTTTATTTTCTATTTTTATATCAACTGATACTTTATTCTTTTTTATAATAAAATTTTCACTTATTTCATCTATTTTTATTTTATCAAATTTACTATTTACAATTTCATTTTGTTCATTTTTAATTTTTTCCATATTAATCAAATTATCTATATCTGTCTTTATTTCATCTCGTCTTTTCCAATATTCCTTGATTTTATTGTTATAATCATATTCAGTATGTTTTTTTATCTTTTTTTGTTCTTCCATTTCTATTATTTTTTTTATATCTTCAGAACTTACGTATTGCATAGATATTAGATTATATATCGTATTGTCATTTTGCATTGATTCTGAAAATAAATCATTCATATTATACACTATATATATTTTAAGTATATCGTTCAATATACTTATATTTGATTGATATAAATCTTTTTCACTTAATATATCATATATTTTCTCATCTTTTTTTTCTTTTATATAAAATAATATATCAATAACTTGTATTTCATCTGTTTCATCTATTTGATTCAGATTTTTATCATTATCAATTATTAAATATTTAGATAAAGTATTTAAAGTTGATGCTATACGATTTTTTATACTTTTAGTATCATCTAATTCATATATATCTATTTCAAATTCTGCTTCATCATTTTTTCTAATTACTTTCATTTTATATATTTAATATATAAAATTTTAAATTATCTTTTTTTAATTTAATTTATCTAAAAATTTTTGTAAATCTTCCGTTTTACGACCTTCATTATATTGAATATATTCACCATTATGTAACACTACATAAGATGGAAATCCCATAAAATCCGGACATATCTTCTTTATAATACTTCCCATATTTTTAGCATCAGGATATTCTGCATCTCCTTGGATTGAACAACATACTACTCTATCTTTATTATTCATTGCGAATTCCTGATACCATGGCTTAGCTTTTGTACAATGAAAACAAAATACTGCTTGTATCATTATAAAAATGGGTTTATCTGATCTAATTGTTGTTAAATTACCATTATCGTCGAAATCTGTTTTGTCTAAATATATCACTGGTGATGTTAAATATTCCATTTTTATATGTTATAAATATTTTCTTAAATTATTTTATATTTATATTCTATGATTTAAAAGAAATAATTATTATTATATAAAAATCATGAATAACAAAATCAAAATTGGGGTATGCTTTATGAGTATTGGTGATAAGTATAAAAATATTACTTATTGGAGTAGACAAAATAAAATCAGTTACTGTAATAAACATGATTATGATTTTATTGAAGATGAATCAGTTTATAATCCTAATAAACCCATACCTTGGACTAAAATACCTCTCATTCTTAAATATATTAATAATTATGATTATATCGCATGGATCGATGCTGATATCCTTATTATGAACTTAAATACTAAAATTGAACATTTTATTAATAAATATCCAACTGATATCATTTGTGGAAGTGATTGGAGAATGACAAATACTGGTGTTATGATTATTAAAAGCACTGATTTTTCAAAAAAATTTATTAAAGCAATTGAAACTAATGTTTATGATCCTAATGAAGATAAAAAAGAAAGATATTTAAACTGGGAACAAGGTTCTTTTATTAATCTCTGTGATAAAAATTTTATGAATTGTATGTCAGAAAATCATATTTGTATTACGGTTCCAACTGAAATGAATTCTTATTGGTATAATTACTTTCCTGGACATTTTGTTATGCATTTCGCAGGTGTTAGAGGTGAATTGTTACAATATCTTATAAGAGATCATTATCCTGAACGTTTAGATATAGATTCAGATGAAACTTACAATTCTAGAATGGAATGGTTAGCTGGACCAATTCGAGATCATTTTGATGAAAAATTAAGATACGATCGCGAAAATGAATTAAAGTATCTATATTCTCATCGCGTTCTTCTTGACAATTTTAGATGCTATGATTATGACATAAATAATAAAATGAGATTGGGAAATTTATACGATGGTGGTTATGTTATTCCTATTCTCCCATACACTAAACTTTATAGTTTTGAAACATCTAAAAATATATCATTCGATATTGATTTTATTAGTAAATTTTGTAATTCAACTGTTAATATTTATGATCCAACTATTTCTTCATTACCTCCAATTAAAACATCTTATGATACATCTAAAGTAAATCTATATAAAATCGAATTAAACGAAGATAATACATTAGATAAAATCTTATCTGAAGAAAATAATAATACATTTCTTCTTAGAATTGATACTTATGGAAATGAATATTCATGTTTATCTTCTGCTTCTGAAGAGACATTAAATAAATTTATGACGATTGTTGTTGAATTTCACTCTTTGTCAAGTGACGAGAATGTAAAATCTAAAATTGAATGTTTGAAAAAAATAAATAAATTATTCTATCCAATTCATATTCACGCCAATAATCATTCCCCTGTTGTTATTAAAAGTGAATTTTATCATGTTCCTGACGTTCTAGAAGTTACTTACATTAGAAAAGATTTATACAAAGATGAAAAACCATTTTTTACAAAACAAAAATTTCCGACGTTATTAGATTCACCAAATCATGGTGTATATAAAGATATTAAATTAAATTTCTATCCATTTCAACCTTATTATTTCAGCCTTACTACAATCCCTTCAAGACTATCTAAATTAAATAGTGTTATTGAAAGTTTACAAAATCAAAATATTAAACCTGAAAAAATATTTATTAATATACCTAAACATTATGAACGTTTTAACTGCCCAGGTGTATCGCCTACAAACATAAAAGATATGTCTAATGTTGTTATTAATTTTTGTGATAATGATTATGGTCCAGCAACTAAATTTTTACCTATATTTAATATTAATGATATTGATGAAGATGATCCTATAATTATTGTCGACGATGATATTATATATGATCCTAATTTAAGTTCATATTTACTTAAAGATGCTGTTCGTTTTCCTGATTCATGTATTACTTCTTTTGGTATTACACACTCCGCATATATGTTTGATAATACTAAATGGTTTTGTGATTTTAACTCTCAGAATCTAAAACCATGTGGTTTTAGAGAAAAATTTGAAGGTTATGTTGATGCATTTGAAGCATTTAAAGGTACATTACTTAAGAAAAAACTATTTAAAGAAGATGTTTTTGTTTTCACTAATAATGAATATAAATTTAGTGATGATATTTGGTTTTCTGGACATATAATTAAAAATGGTTTCACTATTTTTATGTCTAAATTTAAAAATGAATCTAAATTCATTCAAGATGAAGTTGATGCTTTATCTTCTGACTTAAATGTTCGTAATAAACGAATGAATGACACTGCCTATTACTTTCATCAAACTTATGGTATTTGGAAAATGGATGCTTAAATTTTTTTGTAAAATCCTCCTATTATTGTATATTTATCTTCTGATATTGGAATATTTTGTTTATACGTGTATGTCCATGTTGATGGAAATATAATTAACTTACCAACTTCTGCTTTAATTTTTTGATTATTAATTTCTATTTCTCCACCAACATATACAGTATTTAAAAACCATATATATGTTAAAATTCTTACTGAATCTTTTGATAATATATGTGTATCATTATGTAACTCTACATGTCCTTTATTTTTATTAAATTTTTCAATCATAAAACCATTATCTCTTATTTCAGAGTTAAATATATCTGTAATATCTTTTACTTTTTTTATATATTCTGTTAAACATTTATTTAATTCTTGAAATAATATTGTATCATAAGTTTTCCAACGATTTTTATCTGTTTCTAATCTTAAACTTGATATTTCTCTATTTTCATATTTTTTTGTATTTTCAAAAGTTGATATAATATTTTTACAAAACATTTTATTTAAATTATCATGTTTCTCATATATAAAATCCATTTTATTTATAATTTATATTATTTTTAAACTTAAAATAGTTTAAAAATTCAATAATTTACCACTTAGATTTTTTTTTACTTTTTGATTTTCTTCTTTTACCATCACTTTTTTTAGATTTAGATTTTCTTTTAGTTCTTCTCTTGGATTTTCTTTTTCTTTTACCATCAATAATAATTTCTTTTTTTACACGGTCAGCTAATACTGGTGTAATTAAATCGGTAACACCTTCTCTAGCTTTGCGTTCTTTTAATAATTGAGCAATAGTTTTTACTTTCATTTCTGGTGATGCTGATTCGTCATCGGATGCAAAATCTTCTTCATCTGATATATAACGTGGAGTTGATGGTGGTGATCGTAAAAATTTAGGTTTTTTATAAGGTTTTTTAAAAGTGCTTTCTACGGTTTCTGACGTTGAGGTTTTAGAACGTTTACGAAAGAATGGACTACGACGCATAATTTTACCATTAATAAGAACGGGACGAGATCGATATTGGAAATTTCTATTTCTATTCATAGATAAATTTGGTACAAAATCAACATCTACCTCTACCTTTTTTAAAACACGACGACTTCGACTTCTTTTACTTAATTTTTTACTTCTTTTCATTTTTATTATAGTAATGAAAATTATTTTTATTTTTTTTAAATGACTTTTTTATTTTTTTTGATTCATTTCAAGAAAATTAATTCTTTTTTGCATTTGATTTATTGTATCATATATTTCTTCTATTTCATGCGATGTATAACGTCTACCAGGTGTTCCTGGGCTTGGGAAATTATCAGATGAACTAGAATTATATGAAGAAGATGAATAATCATCAGAATCATCATCCTCATCATCCTCATTAGACGAATCATCATCTTTTCTATTAATTTTTTTAAAATCAGCTGGACGACTATTAAATGTTTTATAATAAGTTTTAGGATCTGATTTTTTATATTTATTCTTTTTACAATCAGTACTTTCATCATCACTGCATTCTCTTCTATATTTTGATTGTTTTTTTCTAGATTTTGCGTTTTCTCTCATATTAATAAAATTAATAATCTTTTGAAGATGAAGTTCTTTATCTTTAGAAATAAGAAATCCTTTTTTATCTTTAGTAGATATACCAATAGGTTTAAAAATATCTGCGTATTTTTCATAATCACATGAAACTAAAAAGAAATGATTATCAAAATTAATATATTCAAGTGTCATTTTTTGTAATCTATCTATAAAAAAATAAATTATTAAATAAATTTTATATTATAACTTAAAGAAATTAATATATATAATTATAAAAAAGAATATGTACCTTAAGTCAATTAATAATTTAAATATGAAAGCAACCCCAATGTTTTCTGACGCTTGTAACAATTATAATTCATGGAAATCTATTATTAATGAAAGTTTACCTGATAAAATTAATGAAAATGATTTAGTAATTTCTTGCGTTCAAGAGATTTATGGGTATCGTACTGGTGTTTTTGGATATGTATTTAATTATTTATCTTTAAAATGTAAGTTAAAAACTACTTTTATTGTAGATTATTTAAATAAATATTATTTTATGAATAATAATTTAATGTGCTGGGATTCATTATTTTTATCATCGCTATTGAGTTATTTTAATAGTTTTATTCCAATATTGAATTATGGTGTTTTTGATTATAAAAACTATATTAGTGATGGTAATATTGTTCTTAAGTATAAAAATGATAATAAATCAATTCGCGGAATATTTAATTGCTCCGATCCATATTATGATTCTGGATGCTGTATTTATTCCAATAAAAAGCCTTATATGTCTGGATATGAACCATTAGAATACGTTAATAAGATATCTATTTCAGACAAGTTAGCAAGTAAAGGAATTGTATGGTCATTTTTTAAAGAAGAAAATAAAGGAATACTAGTAATTACATTTAATTTATCAGATGATATCAATAATTTAACAAAAATTTTGGAATTAGATCAAATTATAAGACTTCATAATCAAGTAAAAGATAATTTAGTCGGTTTAGTAACAGAATTTGAATCATTTATTTGTGGAGATTGTAAATTTGATTATAAAGAACATTGTGAAACATCATATTTAGAACTCTTAGAAGATTTTAAGATAATCAATAATTCAACTAATTATCTATTTTATAAACATGATAATGACTATTTATTGAATGTTAATTTAACAAATAATAATACAAGAGTATTTAGCGGAGAGATATATGTTGAAAAGAATATTAAAGAAAATGTAGAAGATATGAAACAAAACGAAGAAGAAATTAATATAAATAATGATGTTTATGTTGAAATAAATACAGAAAACAAATCAAATGAAATTGAAACTAACGAAATAATTATTAAAGAAGTTGACGACGAAGAAGATTTCGCAAAAGAAGATAAAACAGATAATAAAAACGATGGAATCCTTCCATTTTTAAGATTAAATAATTATTTTAGAAGTAAGTTGAGTCCATCTTCTGCTTCATCTTCATCATCTAATGATGATTGGACAAAAATATAATTTTTTTTAAATTCTAAAATATAAATTTGAATTTTAGATTTAACAATTTGTAAATATAATAAAATAAAAGTATGTATATCAAATTAACAAATTTTAAGTGTTATGCGAATAAACGTTTTGATTTTGACGATTATGGAATATTTTTATTATGTGGTAATTCCGGAAATGGAAAAAGCACTATATTATCTGCAATAAATTTTTGTTTATTTGGAACAGGAACAAAAATAATCAAATGGGGAGAGAAATCATGCAGTGTTGAATTATCTTTTAATGATATTCATGTAATTAGAACAAATAGACCAAATCGTTTAATTGTTAATGGAGAATATGAAGATGATGTTGGTCAAAATATTATTAATGAAAAATTTGGAACAATGTTTAATATTACAGGATATATCGAACAAAAGGCCGAGAATTCATTCGTTATGATGAGTCCTATTGAAAAACTTCATTTTCTTGAGAAATTTTCATTCAATGATGTAAATGTGAATGATATAAAAATAAGATGCAAATCTTTAATGACACGCCGTCAATTAGAACTAAATAAAACACAATCACAATTAGAAATATCTAAAAATTATCTCAACGAAATTACAGAACCAGAAGAAATCCAATTTCCATTAGGAAATGTAAAGAATAAAGAGATAGCAATGAAGAACGAAGAGATTAGATATAAAAATTGTGAAACAAAAATAAAAAAATCAAATAATATTATATCTAAATATGAAAATGAGATGAATGATTTACGAGTTCTTAATACTTATATTGAATCAAAAACAGAAAATATCGATAGTATAATAAGTCGTTTAAGTGATATTAAATTAGAAGAAGCTGAAACGGAATATATTGGTGATGAAGAAATAGAAGAATATAAAAATCGATTGAAAAGCTTGCTTAATTCACGTGAAGCACTAAAATTAAAAGAGAGAATTGAAAATGATGAACAAAAATTAAATGAAATGAAAGAAAATGAAATAAATGAAATGAAAAGTGAAATAAATAAAATAACAGAATCATTATGGACAGAATACACAAAAGATGAACTTGAAGAATTAATTAATGATACAAAATCATCTCTAAAAGATTCAATATCATTGTCTTATTTACGAAAACAATATAATGAAATTGACGAAGATGAATTCATAAATGAAAAATATAAATTAAAAGAACTGAAAAATGAACTTGAACAAAATAAAGAATTAGTTTTGAAATATGATAAAACATTTTATAAATGTCCTTCATGTGATAAAAATCTACAATTTTGTAATAATAATCTATCTGTAGTAGATATAGATTTAAATGAAGATATAAATATTGATGAAATAAAAAGTTCAATAAAAAAAATAGAACTTAAAATAAAAAGTATTGAAAAATCAATATCAACGAAAGAAACAATAATTGAACAAAATACAAAAATTGAGAAATCTATTTCTGATATAGTTGAACAATATGAGAATGAAAACGATTTAGATAGTGATATTTTACAAGAATATATAAATGAATTAGAGACTTATAATGAAACTCAAAATAGATTAGAAAAGAAAATAAATGAAATAAATAAAAAAATTGAAGATAATAAGTTTTCTTCATCGATTTTAATCTTTCAAAAGGATTTGAATAAACAGAAAATTGAATTGAAAAATATAGAAAATGATGAAATGTATGAAGATGAATACATGACAGAAGAAGAATTAAGAGATATTATAGTAAAAGAAGAAAGAAATAAAGAAAAATTTAAAAATATAGAAAAGAAAAGAAAAGTTTTAGAAAATGATAGAATGAATCAAATGAAAAGTATTGATTCTCAAAAATCAAAATATATTGAAAAATATGAAAAAATCAGAGATGAAGAAGATATATTAAATAATATTAATGAACAAAAAGATTTAATTACAGAAAATGAAAATAATAAAATAATTCATTTAGATAATTTACGTAACATAGAAAAATATAAAAAATATGTTGAAGAACAGATAAAATATGATAATTACAAAAAGAAAGTAAGTGATTTAGAAGAAAAAGAAATAGAAGATACCGAAAAATATAATGCTGTTGTTTTACTAAAAGAAAAAATTTTAGAATCTGAAATGATTGCTATTATAAATACCGTAGAAACAATAAATACACACGCTCAAATGTATTTAGATAGTTTCTTTCAGGATAATCCTATATCAATAACCCTGAAATGTTTTAAAGAAAGTAAAAAGAGTGAAAAACCGCAAATAAATATGGAAATATTTTATAAAGAGAACGAATGCGATATAAAAAGTATATCAGGTGGTGAATTTGATCGTGTGGTTCTAGCATTTACTCTAGCTTTATCTGATATGTTTAATACACCAATGCTGATGCTTGATGAATGCACGGCTGGGCTTGATGAACATACAACTGCTATTGTTTTTGAAACAATCAGAGAACATATGAAAAATAAACCAGTTTTTGTAATTGGACATCAAATAGTACAAGGTATATTTGATAAAATAATTAATATATAATTTAATTTTTTATATTTTTTTTAATAAATATAAAAAATGAATACAGATATAACTGAAATAATTCCACATCTATATTTATCGAATTGGTTTACTTCAAATAACGCGGATATTATATCTAAATATAATATAAAAGCAGTTTTAACACTTGAAACTATGCCAAAACCGGATGATATTGTAAAATATTACAAAAATAATAACATTGATTTTAAATATATAGATATATCCGATTCGCCATATTCAAATATATCACAATATTTTGATCCAACTTATGAATTAATTAAAAAATATATAGAAAATAATGAAAACATTCTTGTTCATTGTTATGCAGGAGTAAGTAGAAGTTCAACAATTGTTTTGAATTATCTTATTAGAAATATATATGATAAAATAAAGAAAGTAAATAGTTGCCCGCGTGATGTTGTTCAAAAAATTACTGAATTTTTAATTTGTAAAAGACCAGTTGTAAATCCAAATGATGGATTTATGAATCAAATATTAAAGAAAACTATTGAATATGATAGAATGAAATAAATTGATTTAATATTATACTAAATAATAAAAATTAATGAAATATTATTTAGTATCTGGATTATTTTTAATTTCTTTTTCTTCTCTTTCTATTTATAGTTTATATTTATTTGGTACATTCTTTGAAACAGATGATGAGTTCGATGAAGATAATTTTATTTAAAATTGATTTTTATCTAATTCAAAAATTAATAATTAGATAAATAATAATATGGAAATGTCATCCAATAATAATGATCGTAAAAAGCATATGTCTAATCCGAAAAATTTTTGTCATGAATTATTAAAACTTGATATTAGATATGAATATTTGATTGAAGCACGTGAGTCTATTAATTGTACGAATTTAGCAAGAATGTTTGTAGGAAAAAGTTCAAGAGGTGGTGTTTCAGCAGATAGTATTGAAACATGGATTAGAACGTTTGAATATGTTCAAGAAAATCCAGATGAAGATGATAATGATCAGTATACGGCTCGTCGAATTGAACCAACTCAAGAATATTATGATTATATTAATTTAATTAAAACACCTATACCAGATGATATTCGTGAAAGTTGGAAAAATATATCTAATAAAAAATTAGGTTGTGAAGCAAAAAAATATGGATATACAATTGGTATTGCTAACAGTAAAGCAGTAAAAACCCTACATAAAAGAATGGATGAAATGTTTTTTAGAAGAAAAAATAACATTTGGGAAAAAAAATTTGAGGATGTTATTGAATCATCAGAAGTTGATTATAGATTAATGAGTGTTAATGATTTACGTGCTTTATGTAAAGAAAGATCATTACCAAACGCACATCTTAAAACAAAAGATTCATTAATTAAATTATTAGAAAGAAATCCATTGAATTCTATTTATAATGCCGTTGAAGAAGATGAAAGTGTTGCTAATTATGATAAAATGACTATGAAAGAATTGAAATACTTAGCAAAAGAAAGAGGATTCAATGAATATAATAATATGAAAAAAGACGATTTGATTAAAGTTCATCAAGAATATGATAATGATATGAATGATGATTTTGAAGAAACAATAATTGAGGAAAATATTATTGAAGTTTTTAATTTTAATAATAAAGCTATAAGAACAATTGGAACATATGAAGAGCCATTTTTTGTTTTAAAAGATATTGCTGATATTTTAGAATTAAAAAATTATCGAAATGTTTATTCAAAAATGGATGATTATATGAAGGGTGTCCAAGTTATGGACACCCTTGGAGGATTGCAAAATATGCAAGTTATAAACGAGGCAGGTTTATATTATTTGATAATAAAATCAAATAAGCCAGTTGCTAAAGAATTTCAAAAATTGGTTTTCAGTGAAATCTTACCAACTATTCGTAAGAAAGGGATGTATAAACTTGAAAATCAATCTAAAATGATACTTCAGAGACCCATAAGGCAAATATTATTACTATCTGAAATTGATATTGAAGCAGAAGAATTAGAAATGAATTTTAATATGTCTTTATATTCTAATAAAACGGTAATATATTTAGCATATATTGGAAAGAATTTGGTAAAACTTGGATTTTCTGATAAAAGATTAAATAAAAGAGAAGAAAAACATACTAGTTGTGAAAGTCAATTTGACCAGTTTAGATTTATTAAGGCTTTTGAAGTATCAGGTCAACCGATTGAAAAGATTATAAAAGATTTATTAAGAATTTATAATATAAAATATCATTTACAATCTGAAATATATAAACCACCAAGCACTTTGAAAAATTTTATTGAAATAGTTAGTAATATGTTAAACGAACATGACTTAAAGTTTCAATTAGATAATTTGCGAGCGCGTTATAAAGAGCTTGAAATAGAGAATCTTAAATTAAGATTAAATAGGGTATGAATTTTTAATTTTATAAAATTAAAAATAAACGCAAAAAAATACACGTGTTTACAAAACTGGGAAACCTAAAGCTCCTCCTGAAACGCGGATGATGTTGTTGTTGACACAAGTGACAACAAACTCGAATGTTTGTGATTGATAGTATCCAGAACCAGTTGCTCCTCCTCCACCAGCTGCGGAGATGGCAGAGGCAGATGCTTCAGGTACAATTGATACGTTGGTTAACTTACCGTAATTAGTACTTCCCATAGGATCCAAACTCATGAAATCAAGGGAATATGAGTAAGAATGGAATCCAATGAAATCAGGAACGGTAGGAGCATGATACCAATGGTTGACAAGAGAGAAATAGTCAGATCCCATTTGAGACAATCTGTTGGTGTTCTCATAGATAAGAGAAGTTTGAAGGATAGGATCAGCAGATGCAGAAGGATAGAAAGAGATAACAGGTCCGGAACCACTGGAAGCAATGGTAGGAGAACTGGTAGCATAGTTAGACCATTCGGATCTGCAGGTGGTGTTTCTAACAGCGAAGAACAAGACCTTGATAGCATGAGAGAATCTGATATCGAAGGATTGTTGAGCGTTGGTACCGGGGGTGAAAGTAGAACGAGGTGCTGTTTGGACCTGCTCTATCAAAATGTCCCTAGGGGCACAGGCCATTCTCTTTCTCTCATCGTTGGAAACGATGGCATAGTTCGCCCAAACTTGGCAAGTTCCAAGAACAGGGACACCAGTAAGCAATTGAGAACCATCAGCGCTAAGTTGAACACTGTTAGTTTGCTCATCTTCGGTGGAAAGGATAAGAAGTTCGGTCCAGTCACGGAAAGAAAAGTTAATTCTCATTTCATTGTAAGGAAGAGCGGCAGTTGGAAGAGCAACACCAGAATCACGTCCATAGAAGAAAGGAAGAGGAAGGTTAAGAGTGTAAGAAGGAATAGCGACTCCAGCAGCTGTAGGATCAATCAAATCACTGACGTTTCCAACCATGTTGTCATATCCGTTTCTCTTGGAAGCGGGAACAGTGAAGGCGGCCCAGAAATCAAGATGGTAGTTATCCAAACGGGCAGCTACGAGATCGTTAAAGGTAACGTTGCATTCCTTGATAATACTGTGCATGAAATTTCTAGTCCATCTGATGCACTTTCCTCCAACACCAGCTGCGGAAGTAAGAGTGACAGCAGGTGTGGTTAGACGAAGCCAGGTTTGGAGCAAATAATCTCCGGCACGAGAAATAGAGACAGCCCAGTCTTGGTTGAAAGCAGGAGAACCACTGGCCTTAGTTAGAACCACGGGCACTTGTGTGAACCAAGTTGACTTACGGGTCTCTCGGACAAAATATGCGGTTGCGTCGGGGCCACCGTACATATATTTTTCGATTTCATCGAAAGTGGCTAGATCGATGAATCCAGAGGTAACATTTGAAGAAGTTAAAGCAGACATTTTTTTATAATAAACAAGAAAATAAAAAAAAAATCTTATTTTATGATATATTGTTTTAAAGAAATTCTAAAATATATAATTATATAAAATTATATAATTAATTGTGTTTATTTGTATGTATTTGTAATTTTATAAGTATTATTTGTGCTTTATGAGATGAAATCTAATGTTTAAAACATGTTTTCAGTTTGATGGGAGAATCCCGGCATCGATACTTATATTAACTAATTAACTAATACATATATTTATAAAACTGATTTAAAGAAATGATTTTATATATAAAATGACAACAAGAACATTTGAAAAGATTAAAGATATTTTTAATTGTAAGTTAATTCTAGAAGATGGTAGTGAATTTACTATTCCACTTCGCGAAGATGGATATATTTATGCTACCGCTTTATGTAAAGCTGTTGGAAAGAGAGTAAATCATTGGTTAAGTTTAAGAGAAACAAAAGATTTTGTAATTCAACTTGAAAATAAGATTAAAAAAAGTGATGCCGTTGTTACGGTTTCGGGACTTATTGAAATATATAAAGGAGGAAAAGACAAATATAATCAGGGAACATGGATTCATCCAGATTTAGGATTAAATTTGGCTCAGTGGTGTTCTGCTAGTTTTTCAATTCAAGTTTCAAAATGGATGAGAGAACTTATTTTTACAGGAACTGTTGAGATTGAAAATGAAAAGAAAGATGAAGAGATTGATACTAAATTTCAAGAACTTGTTAAAGAATTAGAAGAAACTAAGTCTAAATTATCTTTAACGGAGGAATTAGTTAAATCATATGATAATAATATTTTAGATATATCAACTAAATTTCAAAAATTAAAAATCAATCATCAATCTTATTTACGTCATAAAGAATTATATAAATTAAGAAGAGGACCATGTGTTTATTTAATTGATATGAAAAATGAATATAATGATGAAATATCAAGATATAAAGTTGGACAAACATCAGATATAACAAACAGAGTATCTGGATATAGAACAGCTAATCCATTTTGTAGAGTTATGTGTGTGATGTATGTGCATGAAAATTTAATTATTGAAAAAAATATGAAAATAAGATATCAAAAACAGTTATTACCGAATAATAGTGAATTCATAACAGGAGTTGATATTGAAACATTAAAAGATGCTTTATTTAATTTTGCAAGTATATTAAATTGTGAATATACTTTAGAAACAGATGAAGAAATAAATAAATTTAATCGTCATATTATCTCTGTAGATGATGTTATTGAAGATGAACAACTAGTTGTTGATGGTAAAAAAAGATGTGGAGGATTGCATCATGATAGTGATGAAAGTAGAATGGTTCCATTATCTGAATATTTTAAGAATAAATCGAACAGAGATGGATATGCAAGAATATGCAAAGAGTGTTATTTAATAGGTGTATATGGTGATAAAAGAAAGAAAAGGAAAGTTGTTACAATACCTAAATTCGATACAACAAAACAAAAGTGGTGTAATCTATGTGAAAGTGTAAAAGACCATAGTGATTTTTATGCAGATAATATGAAAAAAGATGGATTAAATGCAAATTGTAAATCTTGCAAAGCCAAACAAAAACAAAATCAAGTTGCTAGAAAGAAAGCGGAAAAAGAAAAGTATGATGATTCAAGTGAAATTAGTAAAACCGAAGAAATACTTAATAAAAATCCATATGAACGATATTCTAAACGCGAATTAAGACAAATTGCTATCGACAAAGGTTTGAAAATTACTTATAAATTTACTAAATCAGAATTGATTAGCATTTTAAGTTGATTATTTATAAAATTGATTTTATATATTAAATAAATATATAAATATATATAAATAGGAAGAAGATTAAAAAAACGGTTTAACAACTTAAACGTTTATTATATAAATAAATGGATTTATCAAAATTTTCTAAAACAGATTTATTAAATAAATGTTATGAACTAGATATTAAAAATTATAAGTCGAAAAATAAAAATCAATTAATAGAATTGTTATTGCAACAAATACCTTGTAAACTAAAAATGATTGATTTATTTGCTGGAACAGGAGCATTTACTCTGGCGTTTGAAAATACACGTAATGTAGAATGTGTATTTGCTAATGACATGGATATAAGTGCTGAACTAATATATGATGAAAATTTTAATCATAAATTAACATTAAAAGATTTAAATGATATTGAACCAAAAGATATACCATCTCATGATATTTTAACAGGAGGTTTTCCATGTCAACCTTTTAGTATAGCTGGAAAACGTGAAGGATTTGATGATAACAGATCAAATGTATTTTGGAAAATATTAGAAATTATGGATTATCATAAACCAAATTATGTAATTCTAGAAAATGTAAAAAATTTAGTATCTCATGATGATAAAAAAACATTTGAAATAATAAAAAATGAATTAACAAACAGAGGATATTTTATTACTTATAAAATTCTTAATACATCAGATATAACAAGTATACCTCAACATAGAGAAAGAATTTACATAGTATGTATAAAAAATAAAGATATTTATGATAAATTTTCTTTAGATTTTGAAAATATAAAAAAAAAAGAAATAATTGAAATGTTGGAAAGTGAAGTCGATGATAAATATTATTATACTGAAAAATCAAAAACATGGCCTCTTGTTAAACAAAGTATATTAAAAAAGAATACTATTTACCAATATCGTCGTGTGTATATAAGAGAAAATAAAAGTTCTGAATGTCCTACTTTGACAGCAAACATGGGAACCGGGGGGCATAACGTCCCGTTAATATTAGATGATAAAGGAATTAGAAAATTAACTCCTCGTGAATGCTTTAATTTTCAAGGTTTTCCAAAAACGTATAGATTACCTATAGAACTATCTGACTCAAAACTTTATAAATTATCAGGTAATGCTGTTACAGTAAAAGTTGTTAGTTTAATAGCAGAAAGATTATTAAATTTAATTTCTAAGTTTAAAAACTAACAAAATATAGATAAAAAAATGAAATCATATAAAAAAGTTCCTAATATTAATGCTCGTGATTTTGCGACAATTCTAGGTGTAAATCCATATCAATCAGCATATGAACTTCTAGAAGAAAAAATTGAAAAGAAACATCCATTTTTCGGTAATAAATTTACAGAACATGGTAATCGTTATGAAAACGTCGCAATTAAATCATTTGAAGAATTAACAGGTAATAGAGTTGATAGTAATCAGTCAAACACATCGCATCCTGAATATGATTGGATTACTGGTAGAGTTGATGGTTTATTTAACGAAGAAGTATTTGATGAACCAACAAATTTATCACGTAAAAGAAAAAGAAGTAAAAATAATAAATTATGTGTTTTAGAAGTAAAATGTCCATTGAAAACAGATAGAACAGAACCATTAACAGAACAAAATGTGCCTATGCATTATTGGTGTCAATGCCAGGTATATTTAAATATGATTGGTTGTGATAATGTTTATTATGTTGAATATTATATTCGTCCGAATGATAATCCGGAGAATGCAAAATTATATTATGTAAAAATTAAAAAAGATATGCTGTGGTGGGAAGAATCATTAGTTAAAATTAAAAAGTTCTATGAAGAAATGAAGAAATATCATTTATTAGGTAATTTGGAGACACATCCGGTAAGAATATCAGAGAAAATATGGAAAATTACCTTATTGTCTTAATTTATAATTTAATAATTATAAATTAAATAGTTTTATTAAGGTTGTTGAATTTCCATTTCATCACGAAAATTACTATTTTCAATATGGTCACGTATATCATAATACCGATTAATAAGTATTTCATATCTTATTCTAAAAATATTTAGATTTCTTATAGTATTTAGAAAAATATTACGTATTTGGTGATCTAATTCTATATCGATACTGAATGAATTATGACAAAGATCATCATTAATATCATAAAAGAATATTTGAATGATATTATTATCAAAATAAATATACGAGCCAATAAAATCATTATCGATTCTAAGAGAAGTTTCGATATTATTTTCAATCTTTTCTATGAAATGAATTATATCATATGTATTTATTTTAGATAGTTGTGAATTTAATTCTAGTGTAATACCATGATATTTAATATAAATTGTAAAAGTATCATCGATATCATCATAATCTTGATCAAAATTTTCTATACCGCAAGATAATTCAATAGTAAAATGATTCATATTACAAATTATTTAAGAAAATGATAATAATAAAAACATTTTTATTTTAACTTACAAACCTTGAGATTGAGAAAATCTATCATATTTTTCATATGAAGAAGAACCACATGATTGTTGTACTTGTGATCCCATATCATAACCAGCGCTTGTGACTTCAAAACCTTCCTTAACTCCCTCAGGTACTTGATAATTGTTATTATATTGATTAGCGGCCACTTGAGAACTGATGTAGGTCATATACTGAGGTCTTTGTACGTTTTCAATCCCAACGCGATCTTCAGCGCTATTACAACCTTCTCTTTTAGTTTTAAAAGAATTGGCGCAAGCAAGACGACCAGCAGTGTCTAAACCATTCCAGACGGGACACACTAGGTTACGTGGGTTCAAAAATCGATCAGATTGGATTCTAGAAGAATATCCAGTATCTACTTTACATGTTCTAATAGCACTTTCTAAATTAACAATTCCAGACATTTTATTTATTAATAACAAGAGAAAGATTTAAAAAAAAAATATAATTTTTGTAAATTATATTTTTTCATTTAGATTTTATACAAATTTTATAAATATTTTATAAAAAAATTAGTCATATGTTACTTTGATATTATAAATTTTACATATTTTATTTATTTGTTCATTATTTTCAATATCAAATAGATGTATTCTTTTAGTATGTTCCGGGTATTCGTTAGAATAACATAATATTTGACCTATTGCATATTTCCAATTTTTTCCATTTTTTATTTCTATTATTTCAGTATCTGATAATATATCTATAAATCCTGATTTAGTTTCAACTTCCATTCTACCGTTTATTTCAGAACATAATCTTAATTGTATATCTTTTTCACGTGTTTTATTTTTTCTAAAATCTTTAATACTAAAATTTTCAAAACCTTTATTCAACAAATTTACAAATTTAATATTTTGTTCTTTTTTCATTTGGTTTATTATTTCATGTGTTTCAATATCATCTTTTAGTTTTAGCATATATAAAGTATCACTAAATTCAATACATGTATCACAAAAATCAAAATAACTTCCATCGCATTGACATATTCTTTTTTTACAATCAATTCTAAAAAATGTAATCATAGCCATTTTTTCATAAACATGGTCTCTATTAGAATCGTATTTATTATTTCCTTTATCAATAATAATCCATATATTTTTGAATATTTGAATTATTTCTTTGAAAAAATAAGAATCTCCAGCTTCTGTGTATCCATAATTTAAATACTTTGTCATAATATTATCAAAAAGATCATACATCATATCTGTAAACATTTTAAACTTAAATATAATAATATTAAAATATTTCAATTTTATTTTTAATTTTAATTTTAATTATTTTTTATAATTAAAATTTAACTTACACAAATTTATAAACCTTGAGATTGGGAGAATCTGTCGTATCTATCATAACCACATGTTGCGGGTGCAACTTGTCCAGCGAGATTTTGACCGAATCCAGCAACATATTTTTTATGAGGAGCATCACCAGGCATTCCATCAATACCGAAACCTTCCTTAACTCCTTCAGGTGATTGATAATTATTATTATACTGATTACCAGCTACTTGAGAACTGATGTAGGTCATATATTGAGGTCTTTGTACGTTTTCAACGCCAACACGGTCTTCTGCGCTATTACAACCTTCTCTTTTAGTTCTAAAAGAATTTGCACAAGCAAGACGACCAGCAGTGTCTAAACCATTCCAGACGGGACACACCATATTACGAGGGTTCAAAAATCGATCAGACTGAATTCTAGAAGAATATCCAGTATCTACTTTACAAGTTCTAATAGCACTTTCCAAATTAACTATTCCAGACATTTTATTTATTAATAACAAGAGAAAAAAAGAAAATTTATTTATTTTTTATATTTTTAATAAATTTTTATATAAAGTAATAGAAATAATTATTTTTTTCTTTTTATATCTTCAAATATATATTTTCATTTCTTTAAATATATATTTATTATATACATTCTTCAATATATTCATATGTTTCGTTATAATCATCGTTTTTTTCTAAAAACTCATTTTCATCTTCATCATCTTCAACATCATCTTCATCTTCAACATCATCTTCAACATCATCTTCAACATCATCTTCATCATTATCATCTTCAACATCATTTTCTATTATTTCAAATTCTTCCTCAATTGTTGGCTTTGATTTTAACGCTTCTGTATGAACAACAGATGTTGTATGTCTTTTCCAACATTGACGAGATAAAACACTTTCACATACTAAACATTTAATTTTCTGAGTTCTAGATTGTTTTATTTTATGTTTATTTTTAGCACGATATTCTTTTAGATATTCCAAGCGCTCTTCAATATTTTGTTTATAATATTCCTTTTTCCTAACTGCTATTTTTATAATATTTTCTGGATTATTATTATATTCACGCTGTTTTATTTTTAATTCTTCTTTATGATTATCACGGTATCTTTTATTTTTTTCTTTTTTCTTTTCAGGATCTCTATTTTTATCATAAATTTTGTATTTTTCAGGGTTTTCCTTTCTATCTTCTTTACATTTCAGATTAATTTCTTCTCTATTTTCTTCTAAATAAAGTTCCGTGCGTATTTTACTATCCTCTTTTATATTTTTACCTTGAATTATTATATGTTCTGAAACATCCTGAAATGAATCAACGTAAAAATCAATCACATTTTTAAATTTATTAATCATTTCAGGTTCGTCAATATCGTTTGATTCAAATATTTCTCTATTACCTTCTATAAGATATTTAGACATTTTTAAAATCACATTAGTTTCAACTACATTCAAAATAATAGAACATCTACATGATTTATAATAAACTAATTTAATATCTTTTTCATCTATTAAAATACCTTTTAATTTATAACTTCTATATCTTTTATTAATATCAGCCGTTCTTCCAATAATATAAATAGTTCTACCGTTAATATAGGCAACTAAAAGATAAATTACAAATTTTTCTTCTGTTATAACTTTTGGTTCATATTTTTTATGTAACATGACATTAAGTTTTTCAATTTCATTTATTGAAATCTTATATTTTTCGTCTAATTCTTTGTTCATCTCAATAATTTTTATTGTTTCTTCTTCTTTATTCAATAATTGTAATCTCAATTCATTAGTCTCTTCATTAACTGTTTCTTGTAACAGTTCTTCTAACTTAATATAATAATCATGTACTTCATCAGCTTTCTTTGTTTCTGATTTCAAACAGAATTTTTTGAAGGTATTGATAGTTAGCACTATTTGTTCTTTATTATATCCACCCCTGTTTTCACTTTCATTTTTTTGCTCCTCCGAACGGAGGAGCAAAATTTTATAATCAATATCTTTAGTAAAAAATTTGTCTAATAATCTTTTGGCATTATCCTTTCTTGTAAATCCTAACCATTTCCATACATTATCAAAATCGATTACAAAGTCTTTTTTTGAATCATAATTTAAAAAACAATAAAAACTAGCAACAAATAATTGTTGTTGGTTGTCATTAAAATTTTCTTTAATTTTATTCAAGAATCTATTTTCATATTCTCGTGAAAGACGAGTAATTGAGTTTTTTTCAATAAGATGAGTAATATTTAAAGTTTCCATTTTTATTTATAAAATCATTTCTTTAAATAATGTTAATTATTGCTCTTAAAAAAACAAAAATATGTTTTCAACTCCAACTTTATATTTTCAACTCATTATAATTTTATATTAAAGTAATAGAAATATAAAATAAAAATGGCTGATGAATTATTTAATGAACTTAAAAACTTACCGACAATGAAAGATGTATTTGAATTTATACAAAATAGATTTCCTCAATGGATCGTAGATATAGTTGATAAATATTCGATAGATTATCCTGAACTTGTAAATAATTGGAAAACGATTTCAACTTCATCAAAAACACCAATGCAGAAAATAATAATTGTTCAAAATTTTGAGAATGATGAACATTTAACTTTGGCAGAACTTTTAACACAATGTGGATTTGTTGTAAGAACAATAAATGAATATATTCCATGTTCAGTATGTAAGTCTGCAATTCCATCACAAACTGTTTATAATAAAATGAAAGAAATGAATAAAGATGTTCCTTTAATGTGGAATAATAAATGTCATAACTGTTAAAATAAAATTGAAAATTTAATTTATATTTTAAATTAAATTATATAAAATGTGTCAATCTTGTTATAATAATATTAATGATGAATATACGAATGATTATACAAATGATTATACAAATGAATATATGAATGAATATATGTACGATCATAGATTTGATAATGATAGTCTTCCAGACTTAATATCACCATCAGATAATGATAGTTTACCTGATTTAGAACCACCATCTGATGATGAAATGCCTTCATTAATATCACATGATAACAGTGATTATATAGATATTGATATATTAATAAATCGATATTCTCATGAAGAATGTCCAGAGGACGATACATATGAAAATGACGAAGAATAATTATAAAATTTATTTATCTTAATATCAATTTTTATTGCAAAAACAATAAAAATTATTCAATTTCAACTATTTTATTTGTTTCAATATAGCTTTTATGGATTTTCGATTCTTTATGTCTTTTTAGACCTCTTTTAGATATTGTCATACCGCAAACACATAATACACTAGGTTCTTTTCTTAATTCATTTACAGTTTTTCCAGTTTCAAGATACTTTTGATGTCTATCTGTATTTAGATGAGTTGACAAATTTTGTCTAGTTACAGTTGAACCACAAACACAATTGATAGATTCTTCCATAATATCTTTTCTTTCTTCATTATATTTTTTCTTAGATTCAGCGATTTGTTCAGCATTCTCTTTACGATAAATTTTCATATATTCTTTTTTCTTTTCTTTTTCTTCTTCTGTTCGTTCTGATGCTTTTTGTCTTTGTTTTTCAATCAAAGTTTCACGATTATTAAAATTATAATCTAATGTTCTTTCTCTAAGCAAATCTTTATTTAAAGCCCGAAATGTCGCTTCTCTATCAAGGATTTCATCATGATTTTCCAATCTATATTCTCTGTTATATTCTGACTTACTTTCTTTATTTTCTTCAAATATTTCGTATTTAAGTTCATTAAGTTCTTCTTCTGTTCTCTCTTCTAAAACCAAATCTTCTTCAATATCATCACAAAATATTTTTAAATAATCGAAATACTGTGTAAAGAAAGATACATCTTTTCCTTCAGGTAATTGAAACACATCTCGTGTAGATATTATTTTATATTTATTTAATTTAGCTAAAAGAATATCTTCTATCGCATCCATAAGTATTGTTGATTTACAAGAAATATAATATACGATTTTAAAATTAAATAATTTATTATCATTATAATTGTTTAATCTATTTTGTAAATTACAAGTTTTACCAACTGTATATATTCCTTCAGATTCTTTTTCATCAGCAGTACATAAATAACAAACGTTTTTTCCTTTAATAACTTGTGATTTTCTTTGAAGTTTATTTATTTTTTCATCTTTCTTTTGAATTACTTCATCTTTTATTTCTAATTGTAATTTTAATTCATTTGATTCATCATCTTTCATTTCTAATTGTAATCTTAATTCATTTGATTCTTCATCTATTACTTCATGTAGAGTTTCCTCTAATTTTATATAATATTCATGTATTTCATTTGCTTTTGATGTATTTGCTTTCAAACACATTTTCTTGAAAGTTTTAATGTTAAGCATAAATTTTTCACGTGGTCTTCCTGCTTGTGAATATTCCCTCGCATCAGGGAATATTTTTTTATAATCAATATCAACTTTAAAGTATTTTTCAAGTAAATCTTTTGCTTTATCTTTTTTTGTATAACCTAACCAACTCCATATATCATCTAAATCAATAACAAAATCATCAGATTTATAATTTAAATAGCAATAAAAGCTTGAAATAAATAGTTGTTGTTCATCAGTAGAAAAACTATTTTTTAATTTATTGATCAATTTTGATTGATAAGGTTTATATAATTTAGTATTAGGATTTTCCTCAATAAGTTTAACAATATTAATTGGTTGAGACATTTCTTTTTATATATTAAATAACAAATCTTTAAATCATTATTTCTTTTTTCTGAAAAAAGAAAAATATTATTTCTGTTGTGAGAAAAAAGAAAAATATATAAAATTGATTTTTTTTAAGTTTATAATTTAAAAAAATCATAAATCAACTTTAATATGTCTACAAAGCGTTTATTAACCGAGAAAGAAATCGAGAATATACTTGATTTCATTAAACCATATGAAAGAATACCATATGAGACAGCAATGTCAATTGTTTATGAAGCAAAGAGAAAGTTACGTAATCAATTGGTAAATGTCGAAATATATCAAGAAATCATACCTGAACTTAAAAAAGAACTAGAAAAGAACTACAATGATTGTAAAATAAGTCCTGGTGAGTCCGTTGGTATTCTATGTGCTCAATCGATTGGAGAGAAAAACACGCAAAATTCTGTTTCGCCAATAGAACGTGTTGTTCTAAAACATAAAAATAACATTTTTCAAACAACTATTGGATATTTTATTGATAAATTGATGTTTAAAGAAGATATGTATGAAGAAAATAACTACTTAAAGAAATTGAATGGTGATTTTGAGATTTTAACGATATCACAAGAAGAGAATATTGAGTGGAAAACGATATCAGAAATAAGTAAGCACCCAACAAATGGAGACTTAGTTAAGATACGAACAGAGACTGGACGAGAGGTGACAACTACATTATCTCATTCTCATTTAAAGCGCGAGAATAATAAAGTATTACCAATTTTAGGATCAGAATTAAAGATTGGTGATAGAGTTCCAGTGATGCGAAAGTCACCAATGGTAATGTTGGAAGAAAAGAATAGCGAAGAAATATTAATGGCGTGGTTTTATGGTGTTTATACATCATTTGGTTCTATATCAAACAAAGGAGATTTCTTGATCATAAAAAATACGAATATGAAGAATAATGAATTGTTTGATTTTAGTTTAAGATTATTATTATCTGATTTGGATACGAAATATTCAATAAAATTGGAAAATAAATTCTTTTATGCGATTTATTCATCAAAAATGGTTGAAATCATTGATCTTCATTTCGGTAATGAGAATGAAGTACCCGAGTGTGTTTATAATTGGGGTGAAAAGAAGTTAAAAGCCTTTTTAAGAGGCTTTTTAGAGGAAAACGGATTCATATCTAAATCTAATTCCAAGTTAGTAAGTGTTCAACATCTTTTAACTCGATTTGGAATACATAGTAGAATAGAAACGTTAAAAATCGATGATAAATTATCTTTTTACAATTTATATATTCAGAATAAGTATTATGATTTATTCAGAGAAATATTTCCTACTGTGAAAATAGATGAAAAATTATTTGAAAAAGACTATGAGACTATACATCCGGATGTTAAAGACGTTGAAAACTACAAAAGCGATGTGGTATGGGAAAAGATAGTTGATATTCAGATAATAAAAGAGTGTGATTATAATCATAATTATGTATATGATTTTTCTGTAAAAGGAAATGAAACATTCGGTTTATTGAATGGAATAGTAGTGCATAACACGCTGAATACTTTTCATTTTTGTGGACAAAGCGAGCGTTCAGTCGTACAAGGTGTTCCTCGGTTTCAAGAGTTATTGAATGCTACAAAATCACCAAAAAATGTAAATTGTAAAATATATTTTAACGAGGGTAATGAAAGTTTAAAAGATTTAAGAAATACAGTATCAAGTAATATTGTATGTTTGGCAATGAAAGATGTATCAGAAAATATAGAAATCAGAATGAATAAAGAAAAGGAGGAATGGTATGAAAACTTTAAGTTATTGTATAATGATAAATTTTCAAGTCATGAGCATTGTATATCAATAAAGCTCGATCAAAAAAAATTATTTAAGTATAGAATAGAAATAAAAGAAATATCAGATAAAATTGAATCAGTATATGATGATTTATACTGCGTATTTTCTCCACAAGATATAGGACAATTAGATATTTTTATAGATATATCCAGAATAAAATTTACAGAAAAACAATTATTGTTTATAACGGAAGAAAATGCGAATGAAATATATATAGAAGAATGCGTACAGCCGATTCTAGAAAAGTTGATATTATTTGGTGTTCAAGGTATAGAAAATATTTATTTTTCTAAAGATGATAAAACGGATGAATGGTATGTAGAAACAGATGGAAGTAATTTCAGAAAACTACTAGGACATCCGATTATTGATTATACTCGGTTATTATCGAATAATATGTGGGATATTTATGAAAATCTAGGAATAGAAGCAACTAGAGAATTTTTAGTAAATGAATTTGAGTCTATAATGGAGGGAATTAATTTGTGTCATGTTAAATTATTAGTTGAAAGAATGACATTTTCTGGAAATATTAATTCTATATCGCGATACACCTTAAGAAAGGACGACGCAGGTGTTCTTTCAAAAGCTTCATTTGAAGAAAGTACCGATAATTTTATCAAGGCAGGATTCTCGGGGGAAATAGAAAAAACGGTTGGTGTATCAGCGAGTATTATATGTGGAAAGAGAGCAAATATTGGATCAGGATTTATGGATCTAAAAATGAATTTAAACTATCTAGATGATAGTATACCTGTATTTAAAGACGAAAATAATGATGGAGTTGTAATAGAAAATAAAGGAGGCTATTCCAAGTTTAAAATGTATACAAATTTAGAAACGGATACTTAAAGAAATTATATTAAAATTTTAAACTGTATATAAAAACTATTAGAATATCATTAACATCTTCACTTTTCATTTTAAATAAATTTAAATAATAAAAAAAGATATTTAAAGACATGTGATTTATAATATGCCTTTATAATACAGTGGTAGTATATTCGTCTTGTAAACGAACAACCCGAGTTCGATTCTCGGTGGAGGCATATAAATTTTTAAACTAAAAATTAGTTTAAAAATTTATTTTATAAATCAATTAATTTTGTACTAGTTTGAATATTAATTTTACGTCTAATATCATTTTCAACTTCTCTTAATATTGTTTGATATTTATAGTTTTGATTTATATAATATTTTTCAAATAATTCTTCTGCAAATTTTTTTGTTAATTCATTAATTTTATTTTTTATTTGAACATCTATTTCAATATCTTTATATACTGATATAATTAAATCCATTATTATTAATCGTATAATTAAAGATCTTATCATATCCTCGTATAGATTTTTTTCAATACTATTATTATAAATTTGAAGACTTAAATTATCAATATTACTCTGTAGTATGATTTGCTTATTTTCATATTTTTTGTTCTGTTCATTTGCATTATTAAGTTTATTCAATAAATATATTATAACAACAATAAATAAAAAACATAATCCAATTACAATATTATCCATTTTATTATTAATATATTTTTTTATTTTTATTTTTTTAATTTACAACTTCTGTGAATTTTAAAAGTATCTTCTATATTATCTTGTGGAACGATTTTAATAATACATTTTGACTTTTTACCATAAAAAGGTTCAACACAACCAGAATGTGATTTTTTTCTTGATTTTTTAATAGATTTCTTACGAGATTTATTATTATAAGGAGATTTAACGCATTTTGAACGAAATGTTTCAAAACGGTCTCTAACATCTTCATAGGAGAGATTCGATTTTTTATTTAACATTTGATTTATTAATTCGTGTAATTCGTAAATATATCTAGAAAAAGATTCACGATTCTTCATTCTATCCATTGTTAAAGGTAGTTTTTTAAAATTTTTTGTTAAATTTATTCTACAATATTTACAAGGAAGAACATTCTTTAAACTTAATATAAAATCGCGATAATGATTTTGTGTTTCTAAATCTGGGTGAACAGGATAATTAAAACTCATAACATGAAGAAAATTCCATAACATTGGTCCCCAAACAGATGTTAACATTCCCTCGCCACTATTATAATCTATTTCAGAAAATACTGATTTATGTTTATGTGGGCTTTTTTTCATTCTTCTTTTCTTTATTTTAATAAATATAATTTTGATTTACTTTTTCTTTTTCTTTTTGATTTACTTTTTGAACTTATTTTTTTTGAACTTTTTCTTTTTGATTTTCTTTTTAATTTACTTTTTCTTTTTGAACTGATTCTTTTACTTTTATTTCTTCCATCATGAGATTTAGAAAATGGACTAATATTATGAATAAAACCTTTTTTTATCATTGTATATTTAAAACCTTTTTGTGTCTGTGTATCAATCTTTGTATCAACTATAATAGAAAGTGGATCATCACCTATTCTATTTTTTAGTTGTGTTATTACTGTATCAGTTTTAGATTTAAATGCAGTGGTTTTTTCGTTTAAACTAAAAATATTTAATATATGTTCTTTAATTTTTTTTCTATCTTCATTTGTAGTGTTTAGAAAGTCTAAACTAATATCTTCTAATTTTAAAATATCTTCTGATTCTATAATATCTGTTTTTTTTTCTTCTTTTTTACGAATAGATTCAACTTCTACATAATATTGTGTTAGACTTGTTGGTTCAATTTCAATTTCTCCATGAGCATCTTTTTTTTCAAATTTTATAATACTACCAAATCTATCTTTAACATTTATAATATTTACGATAGGTTGAAAAGATCTATTGTTATATATAAAAAAATTATTTAACGATAATTTGTCTTCATTATTTAAATTAAATGTTATTTCTAACGGTTGAGTTGGTGGAAATGAAATTTGTAAACAATCCTCTCCTATATATTTAACATTTTGCCCAAATTCTATCAATTTTAAATTTTCCCCTGATTCTTTTCCACAATCATCAAATGCATTATTACCAATTGTTTCAACATTATTTGGTATAATTATACTTTCGAAATTACAATGACTAAAAGCAAAAGAATCAATTGTTTTAAGATTTTCAGGTAAAGTTATACTTTTTAATTTCGAACATCCTGAAAAAGCAAATTTTCCAATATGTTCAACGTTATTCATAATAATTTTCTCTAAATTTTCACAATTTGCAAAAGCATAATCTCCAATATAAGTAAGACTATCTGGTAATGTTATTTCTTTTAATTTTGTATCATTAGCAAATACAGCTACTGTTTTACGTGCTTCAAATATATATTTACCATCTTTAATTCCTTTAATTGTTTCGTCTGGAATTACAAGGTTATCTACTTTTTTTTTATTATAGTAATGTGTAATTATATTATCTTTATCTATTTCAAAAATTTTTGATTCTGTTGTCATTTTAATAATAAAAATGAAAAATAAAATTTGATAAAATAATAAAAAGTAAAGATGGATCAAATATTGTGTAGTGATGTTATAAAGCACATGACAAGTTATTTAGATAATAATGAATTGTTTTTTTTTATCAATACTTGTAAATATTTTTATGATATGTTTATAAATTCAAGAGTAAAGTTTCCATCTCTTGATTTTATATTTAGAAATGCTAAAAATTTTCAGTATTTATATGAATTCAAAGATTTCAAAATAAGTAGAAAATGTTTTTACAAATACGCAGTTAAATATGGAAGAATAGATATCTTAGATTATATATATGACAATATAAATGGTAAACAGTATTTAGACTATAAAATATTTTGGCATTGTATTAAAAACAAAGATATTCGAAAAATAGAATGGATGAAAGAACATAGATGTCCATATAATGAAAATTTAAGATATAAAACATATTTTGATAATGATAATGTAAATTTAATGAAGTGGGTAAATACAGAATTGATATGGGAAGAATTGCAATTTTTCGATTTCGTTAAACACAATAGAAATTTAACTGATATTAGATGGGTTTTAAATAGTGTTCCTTCTTTAAAAGAAAATATATGTGAAATAGCGTCACAATTAAATGATTTTAATCTTCTAAAATGGGGGATAAAACATAATTATAAAATAACGAAATTAACACCAGCATTTGCATCTAGAAATGGTAATATGGAAATGTTACAGTACTTATATAAAAATGATTGTGAATGGAATGCATGGACAACAACTGAAGCGTCGGAAAATGGATATTTTGAGATATTAAAATGGGCTTATGAACGTGGATGTCCATTAGAGTCATATGCATTGATTGGAGCTATGTCAAATCGTAATTTTGAAATTATATCATGGTTAATAAAAAATAAATGTCCAATAGATTATGAAACACAAAAATTTGCATATTATAATAAAATAGAATTAAAAAAAATATAAAAATGAATAAAATAATTATCTAAACAGATAATTATTCAAACTATATAATAAGATGGGAATATTTAATTTTTACAGTTGGTATAGAAAGCAATTTTCTGCTAATATTTATAAAGTTCAGACAAATATATCAGAGGCGATACCAGATATAAGAATAGATAATTTAATGATTGATTGTAATGGATTATTCCATACAAGTGCTCAAAAAGTGTTCAAATATGGTAATTATAAACCACCATATGAAGTATTGATAAAAGAAAACAAGTTTACAAAGCAAGAGGTATATAATGATATATGTCAGACTATCGAAAATTTATTTTTTACAGTAAATCCGACAAAAAGACTTGTATTATGTGTAGATGGTACTGCTCCAGCGTCTAAAATGACACAGCAACGAAAAAGAAGATTTAAGGCGGCGGCAGATCGTGAAGAAGGAGATAAAACATTTGATTCTAATTGTTTAACACCTGGTACAGAATTCATGGATCATTTATCTAAGTATATTGAATGGTTTATACGTCAAAGAATTACTGAGAATCCATTATGGCAAGAAATTGAAGTAGTATATTCATCTTCTTTTATTCCAAGTGAAGGAGAACAAAAGTTAATGTCATTTATTAGAAAATATGGAAAAGATAATGAAAGTTATGTTATACATGGATTAGATGCTGATCTTATAATGTTATCTTTACTAACACATTTTCCAAAATTTTATGTATTAAGAGATGATACATTTGATAGAAATAATAAATATCTTCTTTTGGATATTGGAGTTGTTCGGAAACAATTGATAGAAGAAATGAGATGGGAATCTAGTGATGAACATAAATTTAATGAGGAATGGGTTATAAATGATTTCGTATTTTTATGCTTCTTAACGGGGAACGATTTTCTTCCCCATATTCCATCCATAGAAATCATAGAAGGAGGTATTGAAGTAATAATTCAAGTTTGTAAGACAGTAGGAGAGACGCATGGTCATATAACAAGAAATACTAAAGGTAATATAGTTTTTTGTAAGAATGCTTTAGGAAATTTTTTAGAAATAATTTCAGAAAGTGAAAAAGAATTATTTGAACAGAAATATAAAAAACGAGCGCGATATTTTCCAGATGAAACATTGGATAAATGTGCTTCTTTTGACGGTGAAAAGTATTCGATTGATATTGACAAATATCGGGTATTATATAATGAAAAACATTTTAAAGATGAAGAAGATTTAGAAAAGGCTTGTAATTCGTATTTGGTAGGTTTACAATGGATATTAACATATTATACAAAAGAAGTTCCAAGTTGGAAATGGTTTTATCCATATCATTATGCTCCATCGTCAAGTACACTTATAAAATATATTTCATCTTTCCAAAAACCGCGTTATCATAAAGGAGTTCCATCCACACCTTTTCTTCAGTTATTATCAATATTACCTCCAAAAAGTTCGCATTTATTACCTAAAAATATGAATAGTGTACTGAATACTCATTTGAAAAAGTTTTGTCCAGATAAAATTGAAGTAGATTTATCAGGTAAAAAACAAGAGTATCAAGGAATTGTTTTATTACCATTCATTGAACAAAAGACAGTTCAAAAAGTTTATGATGATTATATTGATAAAATGGATGAAAAAGACTTGAAGAGAAATGTTTTAGGTAAAAGTGTAATATACAAATATAATCCATTAACACCTAAAATGTTTTATTCTTATTATGGAAATATTCCGAATTGCATGGCAGAATATAGAATAGTTGAACTTTAAAATAAAATTGAATTTATTTTCTTTACAAAATAAAATAAATTTAGTATGGATATTCAATTGTTAAAAGTGTATTATGATAGCCCTTTATATAATCATTCAATGTCTGATATAATAGATATATACGGTGGTGTTTTATTTGATATATTTGAGGAGATTGGGAAACAATTAATGTATGTGACTGAAAATACATTTGGTTTTATATACGACACATGTATGAAGATATTGGAATTTTATATGATAAATTATACTAATTGCAATATATTTGTAATTATGATGCTTTTAATTTATGTGATTGGTTTGTTACAATTTCTTTTGATTCAATCAGATAGAATAATGAAAAAAAGTAATGAAATATCAAATGACACAACATATGAATTGCCGTATGAATTGCAACGAATTAATAGAAGTGTAAAAACCGAGACATATAAATTATTAAAAAGCATAGAAAATATGTTTGAATACAAGAACAGTGGTGAAATAATTGAATTCAAACGCAAATTAAAAAAAATATTAGATAATGATGACGATAGATCAGCAAAGAAGATATCAAGAATAAATATAATGATGGCATTTGATAATTTTGAGGATGATGAGATAGATGAAGATGTTCAAAAAGATTTAATAAATACAAAGAAGAAGTTAAAACAGCATTAAATAATTATTTTAAAAAATTAAACTAAATTTAGTTTAATTTTTAATTAATAAGAAATGATCTAAGATTTTTATTATAATCTAAATTCATTATTTTAGATTTTATATTTTTTTTTATCCAATCATTATCAATATATTTTTTGTTAGTATATATAACATTTGTATCTAAAAATTCTGGTTTTATTAACATAGATTCATTTGTGCATATTGAACAATCTGGATTTTCTTTATATTCATTTAAAATTGTTTCTAAAAAGTCTTTAGAATAAATATAATCATCATCTAACATTATAATAATAGTATTAGCAGATGTTTCTCTAAGTATTGTAGGTATAAATTTAGTACCAGGACCATAATCTCTTCCACAATTATAAACATTACATATATTTTTATAATCTTCAGGTACATCGTATTTTTCACCATTACAATTACTAGGAATATTTAGTATTATTCTATCAACTTTTATAGTTTGGTCTAATAAAGACTTTAGAACAGGTTTAATTTTTTTAATTCTGTTAGGTGTTGTTGTTAATGATATAACAACTCTACAATCCATATATTTCTTTAATTTTTTATAATTTTTTATATATTTCATATCATCAGAATCAAAATGAAGATTAATATATCTAATAATATCATATATATAAAATAAATATAAAATTAAAATGAAAATCATTAACAAAACTATTTTTGGTTCCATTTTTTTTATTAATATAAATATTTTTAAATTTCTCAAAATATATCTTCAAGGATTTAAAGAATAATTATAAAAATAAAAAATGGATTTTTCTGAAGAAAATAATAAAAAGATTTCAGAATTTTTAAGAGAAACAGCAGATTTGATTGATAAGAATGAAATAGATGATTTTACATTAGAAAAAGCAGGTGAATTTTATATGTGTAATTTATTAAAAACAGAATTAGATAAGATAGAATCACCAGTAGATGAAAAAGATTTTGTAAAATTTCTAACAGTTGGTTGGTATATTTATAATGTTGTTTTAAAAAAGAAATAATATTATATATTATAAAATATATGATCAAAAAATATATTGGATATAATGTTCCTATTATACTTTATGACGGAAAAACCAAGTTATCTCAAAATATTACTAAATCAGACATATTGATGGGGATAAATTCAGAAAAAGTCAAAATAAATAATATACAATATATTGAAAATAATATGTTTAAAATAATCCCAAGATTTGGTAAAAGTTTTATATTAGGAATGGATCATCGATTAGTATCTGAAGATGAGACCAATATATATTTATTTAATGTATTAGATTATTATATATTTAAAAGTTCTAAATATTATTTGATTAAATCAAATACAGATTTTGTATATCAAAGTATAAAAATCGATCCTTATTTCTTGGGAATTTGGCTAGGAAGTAAAAATAAAGAAAATATTAAATTTGAAATAAGTAAAAGTAATAGTTGTATAATTGATTATATAAATTCAATGATTAATAAATTAAATTTATCTGTTGAAATATTAGAAGAAACCGAAGAAAAAATTATAATAGATATAAATGATACTTTACTAAATGAATATTTTATGATTAACAATTTATTTGAGACACGACATATACCAGATAAGTTTAAATATAATAAATCAGTATATAGGCTTAGATTATTAGCCGGTATATTAGATTCTAATTCTAGATATCATACAAGACGTAGTTATTATGAAATAATAGATGAAAAGGAATTGATTCATGATATTAATTATGTTGCTCAATCATTAGGATTTCAAACAAATCTTTTTTTAAGAGAAATGAATACTTGGAGTGTAGAGATATATGGAGATAATTTAGGAGATATACCAATGATGACAATAAATAATATCATATTTTTTCAATCAGTTTGTTGTGATTTTAAAATTGCACAATTATTTGATAAAAGATGTGTAGAAATAGAAATAGAAAATCAAAATATATTAACAGAAGATTTCATTTTAATTTAAAATTGATTAAATATAAAGATTTAATATAAAATAATATATATTAAATCAGGAATGTCAATTAAATATAATGTTGATGAATTAAATAATGAACAATTAGTTGAGATTAATGATAATTTAAAAATAGAAATCGAAAATAGCAAATATAATAAATTTGCTCCTAAAAGAACAATAGAACCTTATTGTATT